ATGGTAGATGATATTGAACAGCGGATTTATGATCTTGTACGGCCTTATGCTGGCTTCTATATGTTCACTAGAAAGGAAGTGGTTTTAACTCCCGATACAGACTTAGACACTGACCTTAGTATTGATGAGCTTGAAGTAGAAGATCTCATGAATGATTTCTTTAAAGAGTTCTCTGTAGAAAAAGGGAATTTCAATATTAAAAATTACTTCCCTGATGTTCCTTTTTCTTTCAATCCATTCAAGAAAACTGCCCCCATACCCGTTCCCGATTTAACTATAGGAATGCTTATCGAGTCCGCCAAAGCTGGCCGCTGGCTATACGATTGAAATAGCCGGGTAATTAAGCCCGGTTTTATCTTCTAGTCTATTTCCTCTGTGAGAGTATCCTCGCGTTCAACTTCAGGCATCTGAATTCGCTGATCAATAAAGTGCCCTACTGGAATATCAATTAGCTGGCCATCTTCGTAATCTTTGATATTGTTCTGTGCAAATGCTGGGGAAGTAGGATTTGATTCTATTTTCAGAATTTTGCTCGCTATAATGGTTTGGAATATTGATCCTTAATCCAATATGCTAAGTGGAAGCGAATATCGTCACAACAAGGAAATGTTATGGATTCATCAAGATTTATTAAGGCCATGGCTGAGGGAATCAAGTCTATCCCCATGGATTTATATTTGGGGGTTGAGCGAACCTTTCAAGATTTAAATCTTTCCGATGGCGGACGATATTATCAACAACGTAATATGTCTGATGATAAGCGTTTTCTTAATGCCTTCAATAATCTCATTCGCGATCGATTTATTATCGCTAAAATAGCAGATATCATCATTCATGATACCCTCAGCCGTTTACCGGATGAAACCATTCAACAATTACACCAAGAACTTATCTATGGTGCCACCGGTAAAATTACGCGTATGGCGGCACAAACATTGATATCAGGTTATATCAGTGGACGAGTCGTTAGTGGCTTAGCGGCCAGTTCTGCGGTCACGCTGAGTTTTAGACTGGGTACCACCGCGATGGTTTCCATAGTTATGCTACAAGGGATCGCATCTCGCGCATGTGAAGCATCACGGACATTAGCCCGAGAAAATCCATCGCTTTTTAATAAGCTAAAACCGGATGATTACGATATGTTGTTCTTCCTGTTTGAGAAGCCGTTCGAGCGTTTTATGAAACTCAGTAAAATGGCAAAAAACAACCCTATAGCGTTGAGGCATTTGGCAGATGAAATCAAAAGTTATTAATGGTTTTTTGCGATTCATCTTCGATATGATTGGCGTTATCGTTACGTTCATAATAGCTATAGGATTTATGATTGCTTATGCCTTTTATGAAGGGATTGCCGCCTGGGGTGTTGCTATCGGCGTCTTCGTGGTTGGCGCTGTAATATTCTGGGTTGTGCAAAAATGTAGTGATAAATTCACAGTAACTAAACAGAAATAAAAGATTGAACATCACGAAGAGTGATATCTGATATTTTTAGCTAACGTTTAACCACCGGGTAATTAAGCCCGGTGTTGTATTTTACGCTTCAGTTAAAACAGCATCAGGCGATACTGGCCACTCAATATTCGGCGCAAGAGAAACATCAACGTTTTTCACCTTCACTCGATATTGCTTCCACGCTTTCAAGTCAGAACGCAGGTTTGCCGGAACATCTTCTTCGCTATCCTCCAACCCTTCTATCTCATCTGTAATAGCACCTATCATGTCCGATGCGTGAGACATAAGGGAGGCTTTCTCAAGATTAGAGGAAGCTAAAAGCGACCCTTTTAAAATATCGATATCTTCGGGTGACAGTCCACCCGTTTCTACCCATGTTCCACCAGTCCACTCGCCAGTTTCGCTATTCTTTATCGCCCCTTGATATTGGGCTTTGTAATAACCGTTACCCACTAAGTCGGCTGTCCAGTTATCGGGTGTCGCACCTTCAACATGATCTTCCAAATAGAAGCCATGAATATCTAATATATTAATCTTCATAATCCCCCTTATTGTAGAGAAAAGTTGAACAACATAGATATTGTCGCGCCAGATATAAAACCGGCAGTTTTTATAGTGCCATCAGGATTTACTGTAACCCTTGGGGATATAGCATTTGCACCCGCCGCACCCGCTACCACACAAACCACAGCAAAACTTGGTCGGTAACCAAGCGGTAATGTAGTAATAACAGATCCGTCTATATACGCCCCATTCTGTAAGGTAGCCTCGATATATACATGCCCCAGAACTTTACGGTACACCCCTCTTGTCGTCGGGTATACAGTCCAACCACTCAGTAGGGTAAGATTAGTCCAAGGGGTATTAGCTACCTTGCTCGCCGTAAATGCATCAGACTCAACAGTAGTCATACGAGAACTTAATAGTGCAATTTCAGTTGCCAGCTCCAGCGCATTTATCTGACCTTCATTGAATGCCGTACCAGCAAGTAGAATTACATAGCAACCCGTTGAGTTGAGCATCCGAGTTTCTGCCGCAACACGAGGTGTTCCATTTGTTCCATCGTCTTTTAAAACTAAGTTTTCGGTGACTGCGGAGGTATTAGCGATAGTGTTCACGCCAACAGTACCACCGGTACCAACATACGCGAAAACACCACTATTACGTGTGCCGGATAGTCCAATTGCATGCCCTTGAAAAGCATCCATCTGAATAGTGCCGGTAACCCCATTTGATTTAGCGCCATCGCCACGCCGGACAGGCGCACCCACACTACCGGGGGATTTGCCGTTCTCATCGGGCAGCCTAAATGTTGTAGTGCCGTTGCCGCTTGACCACTTCATTCTTTTGAGGGGATCGGCTTGCCATTCAGCCTCTGTAATTACCAGGCCTTTAGCTTGAGCCGCCGCCCATGCATCTGGGAATAAAGCCCTGCTAAGTTCTTGTCCATCGCGCGGGGCCGTTCCCTCTGGGATGTGTGTGCGGTTATCTTCCCACCAACTGAACAGTAGCGGTAAACCGCCAGCTGGCTTTGCGTCTAACTGTTGCTTAGTGACTGCACCTTTCGGATCTGTGGCGTCACCGGCTAATATTACCGGCCCTGTAAATGTGCCGCCTGTAGTATGCATAAGTAAATCGGGGTTAACGCTTTCAGCAAATTGTTCCGCTTCATCTCTGGCAGTAACTGCCCCATCTTTGCTTTGTGTAGCTATTGTTGCAGCCTCAGATGCAATCGATGCCGAATCTGTCGCCGCCGCAGCAGCATCGCTGGCTGTCGTAGCGGAACCAGAAGCCGATGTTGCAGAACCTTCCGCTGCCGCTTCTGCTGACTGGGCCGCTGTCTTTGCCGCGACCGCTTCATCTCGTGCCGTTTCCGCCCCAGCCACCGCCTCTCCGGCGTTCTCTATCAGCTCCCTGTTATCATCAAACCACGTTTTCGAGTCATTAACCCATGCAGTCAGATCGCTCAAAGATGGAATAACCACAGTGGAACCATCAGGAGCAATAATGGTGACATCGCCTGTACCAGTGGTTATATCTTGCCAGTCTTCTAATAACTTCTGATATAAAGCCAATTGCACGGCTGTTCTACGCGCCAAGTCAGACATTGAATTTGATACAGTCGTGACAATTGCATATTCAGAATTGGTAATTGCTGATGTTAAATTCTTTGTTACTCTTATTTTAGTATCGCTATCGACAGCAAGTATTTCATATATTACAACCTGCCCAGAGCCAGGAATAAATATCATCTGCCCAGGGGCGATTCCAAATATTGGGTTATTCCATAGCGTACCAACACCAGTAATCACATTTGTCCCAGCTACGGACGTGATTGTTCCTGCCTCATACCAAGACATAATTGTATTCCTATTAAGTTATTTGTTAGGCATAGCCGAGTGAGGTTTTGTAGTACTGGTCATACAGTGATGTTTCTATATAAGCGCAACCTTTAGAAAATCCATCTACGGAGCCGCCACCCGCGCTCTGGGAAATTTGCCTGAACACTGGGGTAATAATGCCGGACGAAAAACCTGTGAAGCAAAACAGAAAAATAAGTGCGGTCGGTGGGTTTGTCCCAGGAATGCCTTGAGTTAGCTGCCTTGCTACTGAACAAATTGTGGCACATGGCATTGTGGGTGCAGGCGTCGTTAACTGTGGGCGCTCCCAAAACTTAATATCTAGCGGTAGGCAATTACCCGTATAAACGATCTGCCCGTCCTTGTAGAAGTAAATCCCCCACTCTGGGATATTGACTACAAATTCTGAGAACACATAAAATCGGATGGTGTGAACTAATCCCGCTGTACCCGCTGTCGTGTGTACCCGCCAAAAGCCATTCGGGCCTTGTTCGGCGTAGTGAAGAACGCCACCGCTAGCGCCTTGCTGGCTCCCAGTTGACAGTATCTTATGGAAAATGAAACACTTTTTGGCGTTTGGGACGATAGTTTCGTAATAATGCTGAGCTGATACATCGCCGGTGTAGTCTGCCGTCCTGTCCATCACTTGCACTAATACTGTGGGCGTAAACTCAGGGGAGGCAAATATCACCCCATCATCACGCGTTATTTGCATACCAAAGCCCGCCATTACACCACCCACACGATTATTGAGTTACCCGCGGCGTTTGACCATGAGACAGATCCACCAGAGACAGACACGATTGCTTCTGTTGCAAATGACCCCGCTGTCGTGAAATAAGCTTTAGCCCGAAGGCTTTTTCCAGCAGGCACGGTATACGATCGTGAGCCGCTATTGTTCCCAATAAAATAATCCATCATATAAGCTGGGAGAAACGCATTAATCACATCAAATGTACCGCCAGGCATAAATAGTTGAGCGCCCCATTTAGACATATTTATAACTCCAGTTTTTTCCCAATAACGACGACGACTTCATTTCTTTCGTTATAAACAACTTCACGAAGATTTGAACTAAATTTACGCCCCTCACCAGGTACATAGCCATTCTGTTCAATCGTTCCATTTTTGAAATCAATTTTTAAGCCTGTAGATGATGGTGCGAAATTATCAGATTCCAACGTGTCTGTTATTTTCCCTCGACCAATAGATGCTTTAGCAATATAAGCATCATTGATAAATGTCTGACCGTTGACGACAGCGAATGGTGATGAAACATTACCAGCAGGGCCGGAGAGTAATATAAATTGATCAGCATTAAACCCGATTGAGGATTTAGCTACCCCATTAATAAACTCAGCACCAATGACCATCCCTGCATTAACAAGCTGGCCGTTATAGTTAATACCCGCCCGTAGGCTGTAAGTAGCACTTGCCCCGTCACTATCAACCACTGCTGTTAACTTTTCATCAATAGCAGCAGTTTGATCTTCAAAAGTCGCGGTTACCAATGTTTCAAACTCAGCGAATGCCCGTTCAGCATCAGCGACAGTGGTCGTTAAGTGGATAACACCGGCTTTATTCTCTCCGTATTGCGCCCATTGCTGCACGATACCCGCATCATTCGCGACAGCGTTCTCCAGAATCGCTTCAGCATTCATGAAATCATTATTAAATAACTGCTGTCCCGCCACAGTGTTACTGATGAAATCATCACCAATAGCTTCGAGAATAGCGCTCGTGTCGGTACTCGACATGCCACGAACCCAATCTATCCACGGCGACTGATTACCGGATTTATCCACGATCCGTGCACGGAACCAGAACACTTGCCCCGCCCTTAATCCCTGCATGGTGTAGTTTCGTTGCGGATGCGGCACATCACTCAACAACATGGTGTCAGTGCCATCGGCAGACAGGCTATATTCAATCTCGGTTTTTAACGCATCTTCGGCTCCTTCTGGATAACCCCAATTCAGAGTGATGCCAAAGAGAATGCCTGTAGTTGCAAATCCAACTGGCATTGGAGGGTTTCCCTCTTTGCCGTTTAATGTGGTTTCCTGCGCATTCGCCCAGACACTGGATATCTCAGAGGGGTTAATAGCACGGACGCGAGCCTGATATTGCCCAGCGTATATCCCCTCGACCTGGAAGCCTTGTGCCGATGTCCGTGGTGCTGATATCCAATTTCCGTTATCGCGTCGCCACTCTGCCTCGTATGCTATCGCGCTGGCTGCTGGTTCCCACGTAACACGTAAAGTAGTTACTGCGAGTCCTTGTGAGAGCGCGGAGAAACTATCGATGACCACATTCGTTGGTGGAGGTTGAACACCAGGCGGAATTACGCTGATAGGCCGTTCATCAATGCGAGCACCCGTATCGATTCGCTCATATTTGTCAGGATCATGCTGCACAGCAGAAATTGAGTAAGTGTTATCGTCATTATCAGCAATACCGGTAACCCGATATTGCTGAATGGCTAAATCATCCGCATCAATAGACCAGCCGCTTTCCACTGCTAGTGTTTCACTGTAAGCCGTAGTAACAGTGACTATCTTCCCATTTACCGTTTGTACCGTTCTTCCCTGAGCCACGCCACTTGGTAAGTTAACCAGTAACCGGTCGCCAGCTTTTACATCAGCCACGCGATCAAGCGTGATATTGCGGCCCGACGCTTCGCTAATGCGCCCGCCCATCTTCCGGCCAGACAACATCTCATCGGCAACACCAATAATATGACCGGGCAAAGGAATGGCACCATCAAGCCCCACATTGAAATTTACTATCCGGTCTTTGCTGTTGGTCAATAATGCCCAGCGGCCACGGCGATTGGCTTCAGTCTGTCTGATACAACCAATCGCCGTCATATCAATCTGGTTGATGCCATATCGACGAACCAGGTCATTATCCGATACGGCCTCGATTGCATCCTGGAAGTTGTTTGCAGGGTCACTCCAGCTAACCATGGCTGTTGTGTAACGCTTCTTCTCAGAACCACCGCCGTAGGTGAATCGGCCATCTATGACGTTGGCACGCGTAAATATATAATCAACATCACGTGGCATATCCGCCATGGTGCGAAGTTGATTATTGCCCCAGTAAGTCATGCCTCGGTAGATAGCAGCCAAATCACGCAATACAGTAAATGCTTCAGCTTGTGATTGAATACAAACATCGCAAGTAAATCGAGGCTCCGTGCCACTTCCACCGCGGCCATCAGGTATAAGCTGGTCACAATATTGCGCAATTCTATACAGCTCCCATTTATCTATTTGAGTTGTGTCAATTCGGCGGCCAAGCCCATCCATTTTAGATGTCTCTACCGCGTAAGAGCACCATACTGGATTATTGGTATAAGCCCATTTGAATGATCCATCCCATACACCAGTATATTCTCTCGTTGTGGGATTATAATTACTTGGAACCTTAACTATTTGAGTTTCTGTTTCCCAAGATATAGCCGGTATATTTTGGAATTGTGTTGCATCGAATTCTAAATAAAGCAAAGCTGTATTTGGATACCGTAATTTCGCATCAATGACTTCGGCAATAGCCTCGACATTCATCTTATCGGCAATGCGACCAGATGTTGCATTAGGGGTAATTCGACGCACACGGATCTGCCAGCCAGTTGTGGCCCTGGGTAAGTTTATTCGGTGTGAGCGCTCATAAAGTGTTGTTGTTTTTCCGTCTACGGCGGTAGACAGCAGAGTGACATAAGCACCGCCATCAGTAGAAACATCAATAGCATACTCAATTCTATAACCACCAACATCACCGTTATCAGACTGACGTTGCAACGAAGGAAATCCAAATCTCAATCGAACTGCTGATAATTGGATATTCGCAATAGAACGAACCCACGGTGTATCTGACTTAAGCTCTGTATTAACAGTTATTTCATTCTCTACATTCGGCATTCCTGGAATATAGGTTTGTGATTGAGTACCGGGGCGAAAATCAAGACGAACACCGGGGAAATTTTCTGTTCCATCGGCATTCTGTATTACTGTTCCATCGAGATATGTGTTCTTCTTATTTAGAACACCAAAAAACTCCCCGCAACCAATGGCTAATAATATCTTGGCTGTTGCGAGTGAATTTAGGCTATCAGGGGACTCCACTGGCGTAGTGGCATTACCTCCCCCACCTTTACGGCCTTTGATTTGTTTGCGTACCATATTTCACCCATAAAAAAGCCCACATCTAGTGGGCGTTTACGTATTTATTGAATAACTCAATGGCGATTACTGGCTAGTCTTCTATTGTATAAACTCAGCCCACTCTAGCCATGCGCGGCATGAGTGTTATCTATCGGAGGAATGGCTGATTAACTCTGAGATAAGGAAATAGAGATGCTAAAAGGTCATGATTTTATGAAGCCGCTGAGTCAACAGCTTGATAACGTATTACCGCAACTTGTTGAGCATGATAATATTATTGATGAGGTTATTCCTTTTTACCTCGCGGTAACCGCAAAGTTGTCTGGGAGAAGTACAGCGGAAATCTTCAGCTACAACATTAACGCTCTTGAGGCTATTTTTGGCTCATCAAAGACAGGCAAGAACCCGAAAGAATTGGCAGTATCAGAATACGCTTATCTGGTTCATGCAAGGGTCAAGGAAATATTCGATAAGCTACCCGATATTAAGTAATATCAAGTTAAGCGGCGATTTCGCCGCTTTTATAATTGTGAAGCTATTTGTTTTAATGCATCTTTGGCTTTATTTATCGCAGCTGACTCATAATATTCCAGTGATTCACCATCAATCTTATCAACACAGCAATTTATAGATAAAATCTCACCATAACTAATCCCTGGGTAACTCAGGGCAACAGTCACATTCACTGAACCTTCTTCATTGTTGATGTATTTTACTGATAATTCGTATTGCTTTGTCATAACTCACTCCAGCCTTTCGGCGTTAATTAAAATAACCACTTTTACATTTGATCTTCAGCATAAATACCCGCAGAGATAACCGCACCACCATTACGCCGCTTACCAAAACACCATTGGACGGGATTACCCTGAGCCGTAGAGTTAACAGGGCCGCCAAACGCATAGCTTGGTTTGTTGTCCGGTGATTGCCTGGATGCAAGGCCGCCTACTTGGGGGGAAAGCATTTGGACTACACCGCCGAGCATCATTGATGCCCCAGACATATAAAAATAGGGGGCCACACCGGCAAACGGTGTAAAGGTTAAAACAGCGCCTACAACAATCAATACCGCCCCTAGTATTGTCTGGAATACCCCGCCTTTTTTGCTGCCAATTATTACAGGGATAATCCTGATTTCTTTTCCTGCATTTGCCAGATCCAACTCCTCTTTTCCTATATTCCTTCTTCCTTGAAATATTACGAAAGTTAAACCTCTTTGCTTTGCTGTCATCATATATTGCTCGAATCCAGGGATGGTTACACAGAGGGCTTTAAATGCCTCTTTAGTCGAGCTAATTAAACGTCGATGTGTTCTACCAAATCTATTGGCAAGGGATCCACTTAATTTAATGGTTGTCATTACTTCTTTAGTCATGTCTGGCATATATTCTCCAATAAAAAAACCACCCAGAATTAAGGTGGTTTGATTTTGCCTACGTGGTTACTTATTCAATAGTAGTAGGTCTTACATCCATAGTTCCATTACTATCAGTAAATATACGAACTGTTTTACTTTTCCCTGCTACCAAATTTACATCTCTTTCTTGTCTTTCTACTGCCGCAGAGCATAAAGCAGCACCTTCCCATGTAGCTCCAACTGTCCAGGTTCCGGCAGGAAGATTGAATGATGCTTTTTCTTTTGGATCCAATTTCGCCACGCGGTCGCCATTAATAAACACAGTTGCATAGCAACCGCCGCCTATATAACCACTGTCCCTAACAACAACAAGGGTTGCTTGGTCAGGAAAAACTTGTTGATATTTAAACACCCGATCACTAGGGGCGCTAATCGCTTTACTTGGCGGGACAACTTCTGTTGCACACCCAGTAAGCGCCAAGACTGCCAAAGCTATTATAATTCTTATCATTTTAACGCTCCATCAGTGTTGGCGGATAAGTCACTGCTACAATGTTTGCACTTAATGGCCTCTTTCCGTACAGACTCAGCACAAAATGGACACTTCTTGTACTCACCACATTCACCAGCCAATACAGCCCGTCTTTCGCTGGTTGACGTCGATAGCGCAACGATTAACCCTATAATCGGGGATATAAATGCAGTAAGTCCTGCTGCCACTCCATTCCCATTGGTTATATTGGAGGTTAGAACAACAATTCCAAATGCCGCTGCACACATAACCAAAAAATAAATAAACCCAATTCCCGCACCACTTCTCTTACCAGCAATAATGCTCACAATAAACGCCACGACAGCAAATATAGCAAAGCCAAATAAAGGTTCCATATCCCTATTCCCATCCATAACAGTTCGTTACATGATATCAGGGGGATAGTGCAAGGCAACGCAAAATGGTAGGAGCTAGAATGCAAAAACCCGCCGGAGCGGGTTTAGTTTTATTCAAAATCGTAGAGGCTATCTCTCGATATTATATTCACAATGTGATGGCAAACATCAGAGTTATGAGGTCTTCCCCAATCTATTATCTGTTCAGTCGTGAGGCTCTGACAACTCCAAGGAACGATCCCATTAACTCCCAGACCCATTCGGCCTAGAACATCAATAAACACTCCCTTCTGTGTATCATAAATCCTCACTTCTGCTATGGCGAGGATGCTACTAGCCCATAGAGAACCACCCGCAATACTTTGTGTGTTATCACAAACTAAATATTCGTGCTTTTCTGTCAGCATTTTATATATGTTACTTGCTAAACCTGCGCCTCTAAAATCCGCATCTATCTTTGCGCTTTTTATTTGTTTCGCAGTAACAACTGTGCCATCAGATTCATTAAAATTGAAATCTCTGTAAGCAACTCGGCCTATGAGTTTCGTTAAAAGCTCATCTTCCATGCCAAGCTCAAGAAGTGTATTGGTGATATCTTGTTGATGTATATTCTGATCAAGTAACTCGCTACCATGCTCAATATAGTAACCTGGAGTTGTGCAAGCTACAGAATACACATCAAGATAGTAATTATAATCGCCACCGGTTACCAAAAACTCATCCGCACGAAACAATCCACCCTCACGGGTAAAAAAGTTAAATGTTTCAATTAATTCTTTTGTTCCAAACGGTTCAATTGTCAGATCTTTGGTGTACGAAGCAATTATATCTGGAGGCATTTATATACCTTTTAATGAAGATTACTATTCCATTGATTCTTCATATACATCGCAATGGCAGTCTCAATTCTATCAATTAGACGATTATCAACCAGCGTCGGGTACTGATCTGATGGTTTTACGATATAACGAATTTTTTCGTTAGACATGGCTATCTCAGCGAACGGTATAACTTCACCATCATCATGAGCATTGTTAAGAGTAACAATAAAAAGCTGCCGACTAGGAGATACGCGATCACACAATCTTCTTACGAAGAATTCATTCAGTGTGTCGTCGTCAACAAAAGAACTCACGATCTGAGTACGATTTTTAATCGTCTGGATCGACCTTCTGGCTAATGTTCTCATGTCCCCTCCAATGCAGCAAACTCGCCACGCCTAAGTGCAAAAAGCCACCGAAACTATAGTCTCCAGTGGCTACTCGTGGGAATATAACCACGGTTATTGATACAGAGTGTATAGCTCAAGCTATATCTAATCAACTTTATGTTGCTTTCTTATACTGTTTATAGCTCGATACCGAACCGTGGAAAGGTGTAAATTAAGCGCATACAGATACACGCTTAAAGATATCGACTTACCAAACGCCGTACAGCTCGTTTAAATGGCTATCAATTTTGCATTTTATTTTGTGCTGTTTTTGGCTCGCGTAGAGGCCTCTGTTAACTTTAACACAATTTACAACATTCAGACCGGCGCACGGGCGCACCAGAATGCAAAATCAAGATGAAGGTCTATTAACCATCAGAATGTAGAGGTACAAATGCAGATAGATTTTGACGTGATAAAAAAAATCACCACTGTGTTTTTGGATAGCCCAGAGCCTTTCATTACTTTGAAAGAGTTAAATTTTTTTGATGTTGAGGGAGAGGAGGAAAATATTCTCGTATTCCATCTTCTACTTATGGTTGAAAATAGGTTAATCAGTAACAGAAACCTTGAGACAGGTGACCCTAGAGCAATAGGTATTAGATTTACCAATAGAGGTGTTACAGGTACCGCGCCCCCTATAAGATTAACTCAAGATGGACACGACTTCGCAAAAGCGCTAAATCAAAGACCTATACTTGAAAGGCTCAAGCAAGAACTCACTGACGCCCCATTTGATTTAGTTAAAGACATTAGTAAAACGTGGCTAACCAAACAAATAAAAGACAGGCTTGGCTTGATAGATTGAGATATAGCTGAAGCTAGAACACAAAGACTCGCACTCGACGGGTTGTTTAGTGCACGGACGCGTTAGAAAGCAAAGCCCATTTCGGGTTTTGCTTGTGTAGGTACTATTATTTACTCTTCAAGATACCTACCACTTATCTCATCCAATGCACAGGAAAGCATCTTAACTGCCCTGCATTGCCTGTCTTTCCCGGCACTTCTGTTGAATGGCGACTTACAAAACTGACTCATTTTCCCAGCCCAGTAAGCTTTAACTATTGAGGAGTCCACCAGCTTTATACATGCAGTATGTTCTTTCACGGAATAACTACGAATACATGCTGCTTCTGATACCAGAGCTATGGCAGGTACTGGCATATTTTCATTTATCGGAGAGGAAACAGAAAACGCCGGACTTGATATAAGTAAGATGCTTAGAAGTAATTTCATGTTAATTCCTTGTGTAAAACATGTGAAATATAAAACTACCTCCTAATTAACTAAACTTCATATTAAGAATATTCCGTGCAAATATTACGATGTAAAAAAAAGTGTACGGTGAAGGAAACAAAAACCAACTGAGCGGTTGGTTTTTCAGTGTACGGACGCGCCAGAAAGCAAAAAACCCGCACTCGGCGGGTCTAATTCTGCATCTGCTACCTTACTTCGGCTTCTTGTAGTTTATGGTGACTTCCATTCCGCTGGTTGGCTTGTTGGGCTCATACTTCCATTTGTAGATAGAATCTAAGGCTGATTTCTCAAAGAGATTTCTTGGCTCAGCCTCAACTACCTTTGCGTTCTCAACTTTTCCGGCAGCGTTAATATCATAAGCAATCTTCACATACCCTTCTTTATCGTGCGCCCAGGCGCGAGAAGGATATATTTCAATATTTCGCTCAATTAACTGTGGCACATTATCATTTGAAACTGAATCATTCGCATTTGCTGTAATTTGAAAAAGAGACGAAAAGCACAACACCAGAAGCCCAAGCTTCATTTTATTTTTCATGAATATATCGCCTTTCTTATTTGTATAATTAACGATAGCAGTAATAAAGATAAGGGTATAATTGGTAATGCAGATCAATATCGCAATATTGATCGTTTAAAACGATCAACTTTAAAATAATCATCATCAAGAGCACCAATAAGGTACTTTTTAGTTATAACTCCTGATACCTCACCACCTTCACCGTCCTTTCCTGCCAATAACCACCGTAAGGCACACGCTGGCTAAGTTGCCCGTATGGATGGTGAAGCAGCATGCCGTCTTCCAGCAAAATACCCCCATGATTCGCCACTGGTGCTGAGACTTGCATGATGATCAGGTCGCCTGGCTGCATCGAGCCACTGAATTCACGAAAGCCGCATTCATACCAGTTATCCATATAGAAGTTTTCCGTGCCGGACTCCCACCAAAGCCGGTCAACACGATAGTCTTTCAACTCAATATCATGTGTCTGCTTGAAGTAGGACATTATTAAGCCCCAGCAGTCGGTATGCCCTAATACGAACTCTCGGCCAATGAGCGGGAGATCACCGCGCGGCTGGATAGTTCGTAAATCCCCTTCAGGCCAACTCACAATGTGCCAGGGCAATTCAGTATTGTCGCATTGAGCCATGTCCAGCTCAGATGGTTGAGTAGTTGCATCCGGGTGGCTGTGAACAATCGCCGTGATGGTTCCCCAATCCTCTGCCGCTACATAGCCTGCGGGGTCAAGGTGAAACTGTTCGGTCGGGTTTACAGCCAGGTTATTACACGGAAAGTATTTCTCCACTCGCGACTTCTGTACTATCAACCCGCAGCACTCTTTCGGATATTCAGCTTCGGCATGAGCCAATATCGCTTTAATCGTTTTATCTCTCATGACTACCTCTTGATTAAAGCCGATCCGGGGAAACCACCAAATGGCAGCGGGTTATCGGCACCAAATCGCTTTTTGCAATCGACCAACAGACCTGAGCACTTATCTTTGCTCGGGTCGTCTGTCGGGTTGCCTTTCTCGTCGAAATACAACGTTCCAGCATAATCGCAGCCATTTCCTGAGCGATAGTCGCCACGCATACACCAGGTGCAGAGGGAGTGAATTTGCCGGGTAGGAATAAGCAGCCCCTGCAAATCTGCCGGGCTGGAAAGTGTGAATTCAACAATCTCATTGGTTTCTGTCGATTTACTGTCGATATAGTAAACCTGCACTTTCTCTTGTTCTGGGTCTGCATCCGAATTGCCTTCGGGGAAGTTCACGGCATCCAGGTAATGTTTGAACGTGTCGTGAACAATAACTTTAGCCTGCACCATATCGTCAAAAGCCAGACATAGCGCAGTAATCGTCCCATCAAGATTCGCTACCGATAACTTTGGTTGCGCGCTTTGCCCATCGCTGGACATCTCAATGCCTTCAACCTGTACCGGCCAGGCTGAATACTCTTCCCCCTGCCACCAGATGGATTTGGCCGGCAGCTTAGTTTCATCGCCACCGGCCGCCGCAATATCTTCTGGTGTATGAGGTAATGTGTCGGCGTGAAAGCGCAACAACGGGCCGTCAAATTGAGAGCCATCCACTTCATACAGACGAACGCGGTTACCCGGCTCCAGTCGTTGCAAGTCAGTATTAATTGTCATGTTGGGTTACTCGATATTAAGGCTTGAAAGATTGCTCAAACGTGAAGGAGACGGACATAACATTACCGCCAACCGGTACCGCCTTGATGGAGTCAGCGGATACGCGCCACAGGCCCACAACACCATAAGGGGCCGTCCATTGGCACGACTTAGTGGTGTGTCTGCGAACAAATGCCAGAATGGGCATCATCTCTTTTTCTAAGCCCTGGAATGTCAGTGGCCAAGACTGCGTTTCAGGGTTGATGCCGTCACCAGCGACTTGCTTGTAGCCATCGCCGAACTGAGCGGTTCTCACTCGCTGGTTAAAGCTACCTTCAGGAACACCCTGCGTTCGCCAAAGAAATGTTTCAATTGCCATTGTTACCGTCCCGTTTTGTTAGCAACAAAATTGGTGATGCGCCCACTTTGCCCCATAGCGCGATCGAGCTGCTGAGTAACAATAGCTATGACTTCATTTCTCGCAGCCTTGCTAACCAACTCTCCATTATTTGCGCCGCTATCCTGCTGTTGGTTTCCTTGGGTGGTTATTGTCATGCCACTCAAATCGACTGATATGGCCGTCCCTCCGCCCTGCATGCCGAGCATTGGCGCGGTGGCAGTTACCGCATTACTAACCAATCCTCCATCGGCATAACCGCGCATCATCTTGTAGAGATTATCGATACCAATTCGGTTGGTGGCTTCTTTGGTAAAGACAAACTCACCGCCATGAACCACGCCTTTCGGTTCGAATTTTCCACCGTCACCGGTGTAGCCGCCGACGTCATAAGCTCTGAAGCTGGTAGACATCCCCATAGCGCCCGTACTGGCACTGCTGGCCGCTCCACCTACTGCCCCTGCGCCCGCCGAGGCACCACCACTCATCCAACCCATTGCCGCCTGAATAGCTTGGGCAATCAGCAACCGGTTGATGATATCGACAATGCTGGTCAGGAAGTTGGTAGCAAACTGTTTAACGTTAGCTGAGCCGGTAGTCATCATCTGGGTCGCCATAGAGGTCATACTACCCATAGTGGTTTGGGCCAGTTGAGCGGTAGCAGAGAAAACATTGTTAGCCGTTTCACCGTACTGCTCTAGCCCCTGAGTCATACCCGCCAACCAGTCACCTTCGTTCAAATCTTCCTGCTCGAATCCAGCGTGCAACTCAGCTTTTGCCTTGTTGTATTCTGCTGTGATTTTCGCCAGTTGCTCAGCATCGTTGATGCCCTTGGTATCCTTGCGGAAAGTGTTATCAAGCTGAGTTTCTTGATCTACCCTTCCTGCCTGCTTAGAAGTCAGTCCAAAGCGTTCTTGGTTCTGCTTGTTCTTGGCAACGATGGAGGCCGTATACTCCTCCATCTTTTTCAGCGCTTCAGTGGCCTTTGTGCGCTCAACGTTTTCACGTGAAAGCTGGGCCTCAAGTTGAAGACTGGCAGTGATTTCACCAGAACGGGCCAGAAGTGATTTTTGGTCAGCAGTAAGGATGGTTTTACTTTTCAGGTCGGCAATTTGCTGAGTAAATTTAGCTAGCTGCTTTTCCTGATCAGTCATGGCTAATGTGACGGTTGCCTGTTCACGCAAAGCGGCAACGCGCGCCTGACTATCGAGCAATGCTTTGGTGGCTGCATCGTCTTGATAGGCAGCTGTTGTACGGCCTTTTGGTATCTTTGGATCTTTGTTCTGTTTTTCAATCCCAGCGCGAGCTTTGGCAATTTCAGCTTCAGTGAATAACGCTACTGTTGCGTCTTCTGCATGAGCTTTCTTATTTGCTTCTATCCAGCGATTTAATTCCTTTTCGCCTTTTTCCCTTTTTTCTGCCGAGGTCAGCCCCTGCTGTATAAGCTTATTAACCTCTTGCTGCGCCTTTATCGCTTCTTGGTTTATTTGGGCTATGTTGGTCTGTTTTTTCTCAACGGCATCCAGTGATGCTAGCTCTGCTTTCCATTGAGATAACGTTTCATTGGATACTGTAGGTGAGCCTCCATTAGCACGACGCGGATCATTTTCTGCAAAGCCTATTTTAGCAACCAGCTTGGCTCTTGCCTCGGCTTCGGATGGGTCGCGACCTAGCCCCCAGATCCCATCCCACATTTTTGATGCGCTTTTACCTATCTCATCAAAAAATGAGGGCAAAGTCCCCATGGAGTTCTTTATCTCTGCGGCTCTTTGCGCCATAGCTCCGCTAAGCGCTTCAGTAGCAGCAGTCACCGCTTGCGCTGTATTCCCTTCTTCAGCAAGGGCCGCAATGTGCTGATACTGCGCAGTAGTCAGGTAATGAAGCTTTTCAGTCAGGGCGACTGAACCGCCAACTGGATCATCAGATAAGCGGGCAAACTGCCCTACCAAATCATCAATTGATTGCCCTGAGTATCGACTAAATTCTACAATCGACTGCCCTGCGTCTTGGAGATTTACCGATGACTTGACGCCCGCAGCCGCAAGTTTTGTTAAAGCCTCCGCAGCATCACTATAAACACTACCAGACTGACCGATGCTATAAGTCATGCTCTTCAGTTGGCTAGCGGTGACACCGGAATACCCACCAGTGGTAATAATTGCCTTATTAAAGGCGCTATTTTGTTTCTCTGCTTGAAAGTACGCATATCCCAAAGCTGCTACAGCAGCAGCTGCTCCACCAATCAGGATAGTGGTTGGATTAATCAGAGACGCCATAGCTTTAAGCGCATTGCCAATACCGCCAAAGCTATCTTTAATCTGACCGCCCTGCTGAATGGCGATCATGTACAGCGGCATACCACCGGCGATGGAGGTGGCGATATCGGTAAATTGCATGGGCAGTTGGCGCATAGCCATACGATATTGACCGGCAGATACAGCGCCTTTTTTCCAGGCATCTTCCTGTTCTTTCAGTTTCGCGATAAATGGCGCGGCTTGCTGGGTCATGCCTAACTGAGCAGCCTTATACTCCTGAATCTGTGAGGCTGTTTTGCCTTGCAGTTCAGTTTGCTCACGTAAGCGTGTAATGAAGTTTTCTTTTGCTGTTGTGGCCATGCGGTCTGCTGCTGCCTGCTCTGCCGCCGCCCTTCCTGCCTTGGTACTGGCTTCAGCCGCTGCGGTTAACTCCTGTCGAGCACGTCCAATCGCAACCGCCGACTCACGGTAGGTTCTGTCATCAACAATCCCCTGAGAGCGGAACTTTGATAACTGCAACTGCATATCATCAAGTTTATTCAGTGCATTATTGACGGGATTAATTTTCGCCAATAAGCCCTGAAGTGCTTGCTGTTGCTGTTTAAGACTTTCGTTATTCTGCTTTTGGTTCTGGGCGCCAGCTTTGAAGGCATCATTCAAGCCATCTGCTTGTTTGGTAGTTTTCTCCGCTGTTTGCCCAAAGTGGTCTAACGCTTTATCGCCTTGCTCCAGGCTGGACGTGTCGGCGCGCAGTGAGATTGTTGCGATATCTGCCATTTACTTGCTCCGCTTGTGAATAACGGACAGCGCAACGCTCTCCATGTGCCTTATGTCATCAAACACGGTTGCTTTACTCTCTACCCCCACCCAATCCATGACTTGTGACAGGCAGCCGTAGTCCAACCCTGTAGGGCCTGACATGCCGGTGCGCCACTGGGTGGACATAGCTCTAATCACATTGAAAGCAGGCCAGACATCCGGCCATATTTCGATAATGACATCGTCGAAATCATCAGGTGTCAGGCCATTGCCTGCCAATTCTTCGCGGGTGGGTTCAGGGGTGTAGAGAGCGGTAGCAACCGAGGTTAGTTTTTTTCGCGATTACCGAGCAGTTCGCGATAAAACGCACTGATGACATTCTCGATGGCTTTCGGGTAGTTATTCGCAAGCACTTCCAGATTTTCACGATTAAATGCTTCGGGAAGCGCCCACCCTTCGATTATCTTTTCTGCGAAATCTAACCCCGTCTGCCCTTCAGTTTTTTCGATGTTCGATACTTCATTCAGTGGCAAATGCTTAAAGGTAAAGGTTAACTCGCCGTCATCCAGACCGGCGCGCGGGATTTTTACATCAGCTTTAAATGTTGGCGACGGCACCAGGGTAAATTTTACTGCCATGAGTCATGTTCCTTATGCGGTTACGGTGACGACACAAGTAGCGGTTTTCGCGCCATCTGCGGTGGTGTAAATGATATTGGCACTGCCAGCAGCAACGCCAGTCACAACACCTGTTACCGGGTCAACGGTAGCTTTGGTTGGTGCTGATGATGACCAGGCACCAGACTTGTTTGTTGCATTTGCTGGTTCTACAGTGGCCGTTAAGGTTTCCGTAACAGCAACAGCAAGAGTCGTCGTGGTTTTGCTCAACGTAACGCCGGTAACAGCCACTGGCGCGCCAGATTTATAGAAAGTGGTCGCTTGTGATTGCAGATTAAGCACAACCGCTACGGTTTCAATGGCGTTAATCGCCGTAGTTGGAATATCGTTAAAGGACACTTTCACCGACGAGTAGCGGTTCTCTTTGGCTTTCGGCACATACATGTAGGTTGCCAGTGTTTGCTCTGACTCATCCGCAACACGTAGCACCGGATAAACAGGCAGACTGGAGTCATGCGCCAACGTCAGGGTTTGAGATTGAGCCGCCTTAAACGTATTGAGATTGCGCTGACGAGTATCGCTAAGAAACTGAATTTGAATCATCTGCTGATCACCACCGCTGTTCGATACTTCGGTGATCTGCGGGATTTCAATCCAACTTTCGACCTTCTTAACCGTACCCACACCACCACCCACTGCGAAACGATCGGTGTTCGAGGTGTTAATAGAGCCGAGCGTTAAAGTAGTCGCGGTGGATGCTGTTACTTTTGCAACCAAATCATTCAACGCTGCCCAGCCTGAGGTTAGCTGCACAATATCGCCCTCGGCAATGTCATGCCCAGTAACTACCGTCAGAACTGCATCAACAGCATTGGAAACTGCCGTGACCGCGACTTCGGTTTCATATGTTTTAGCCAGGTAAATACCTGCGCCATTTGGTAGAGCAAAGCCCATGGTAATTCTCCGATTTTGGATATAAAAAAACCGGCATAGGCCGGTAGATGTGGGATTTATTACGGTTTAGATGACGTCAGCGCGATAACTCATGCTGATCGGCGTTGTGTATGTGGTGTTTTCAGTTATGCCGGGGAATTGGCTGGGAACGCTGTTGATATAGCAGATTACCACTCCATCTGTCAGCTCTGTGTTGAGGTTGAACAGTTCTATCAATTCAGTAGCAATAGTATGAGATTTGGATTTGCCGCCGCCTGCTTTGGCATTGATATTAATCTGATACACGCCTTTGAATACGCGGGACACCTGCGCTAAATCGATAGCGTCTGTTGTGGCTGGCATGACATGCGATTGCAAATACATATCGCCAGTATCATCAAAGCTAACGTTCTCAGCAGCCAACGGAATGCTTTTAATTGCCGCCCATTCGGCAAGACGTTTTTCCAGCAATGCGGCAATGCGTTGAGTGCTCACTTATTCACCTCATTAGCTGCTTCAGTAAAGTATTTAACAGCGTCCTCGGCGGTTATGCGGATCATCCCGTTTGGGGCTTGTGATGAATGACCAAACTCAAGCCGGTAAGCGTAAGGGACGTTGTTGGTGAAGTAGATAGCCTTGGTGCCGACTTTGAACTGTTCAAGCATGTAATTGCCCACAGCCAGTGTCATATTGCCACTTTTATCAATGCGCCCTGTTTCGCCGTCCGGCTGAGCATCTAAGCCAACCTGCCAGTTACCACGGAAGCGGCCACCGGTGTAACCAGCAGGCGCTTTAATGTCCATGCTATCGGCCACCCTGGCCCGTTTCTTCAGTCGCCCTGTTTTAGTTAGGTTGCCTGAATCTTTCTTCAGCTCTTCGTTATGTTCGAAAACAGCATCGTTATATGACTTCGCCGTGTGATTGTTAGCCCATAACTCAGGATTTCCAACCGGCGACATCGTGACTAACCGATTAAGAATTTTGATACCTGCTTTTTGAACCACCAATTCCTGATTACGCTTACCCTTTTCAATAAACGCATTAATTGAAGCCATGAAGCTGGAATTGTCAGCCATATCACGCCCTCAGTTGTGGTTTGTAACAGATCAGCAATGCGGCGGGTTTAACGGGGTTAGGTTTAATGACTCGATGTTTTTTGCCATCAACCATAATTAGATCGCCAATGCGAATTTCCACATCGGCGGTTGCCGACATTTTCACATCACCGTTCTGGATTAACGTGCCGTCAATCTCACCGGGTTCATAGCTGGATTTAACACTGATAATCGTATGAGTTTCGAGTGGGATATCAATCTCAACACCGCCAACCAACTCGACACCGCCACCGCGAGTAAGCTGGTAGGTCGTGCCATTATCGGTAATCAATCGTGTTGCATTCGTTCGCATTCGTGGGTAGTTGATAGCCATTATTGACGCCTCGCAGTGGCATTAATAGCAAAACCGCTACCCGCAACGAACCCACGTAGAATTGCCATCACCGCCGGATAATTGGGAGTAAATGACTCAGTATCAGATACAGCATAAGTGACTGATACCGCCCCTGATACAGTCTCAGACTTTATTGCCGCCTCTCTATTTGAACCCAGCAACTCACCCTCAATAGCTTCCACGGCCAGCATGCACTGCGCCGTAATCAGTTGTGGAGGAATACTGGCCGATGGGTAACTAAATCCATCAAAAGTGATACCTGATCTCGGCCAGGGTAGTGGTTGAGTTAGTTTTGCCCGGCTGCCATACCAATTAAGGCCGTTCAGGTAATCCATTGCCTTAATCAGTAATGGCTCTGTTTCAGTGGGTAAATGCATTGCGCGCGCGAAAGCAAACGCCGTTAAATCTTCTGCTGACGCATAGCTGTTAAAATATGCTGAGGTTGGATCGGTTACTAACATCCTTTCCTCCAGGATAAAGGGGCCGCAGCCCCTCATAGTCATCACCCTTACGCAGCAGTGACAGTCACTACACAAGTTGCTGTGAAGTTACCATCCACGCATTTGGCGGTAATGGTTGCACTTCCGGCGGCAACAGCAGTCACCTTACCATTGGTATCAACTGTAGCTTTTGCAGCGGCAGATGAAGTCCAGGTAACGGCTTTATTCGCGGCATCGGATGGTGCCACGGTAGCAACAAGCGTTTCCTCCGCACCAACAACCAATGAAGTCGTCGATTTGTTCAGAGTGATACCGGTTGCCGCCACATCTTCAGCAACCAACTTAATCATCACACCGGCGGTCACTTTGTTGCTGGTTGCATGTTTTTTCCAACTATTGGTCGCACCAATTTCTGTCAGGCTGGGATTCTTGCCGCCATTGGTTTCGTCCCAGCTATAACCCAGCAAGTCGATGTTAATCGTCCCCTCTGCGCGATAGCCAATGCTGAGGTTTTCCTCATCATTGATTGGATATGAACGGAAGCCGGGGGCCTGTGACTCAGTGATAACGACTGCGTTAGGCAGCAACCCAAAGATAGCGTCGATTGGCGCAGTATCAGTAACCAGAACCGGTTTACCCAGCGTACCAGGCTGACCGCCATACACGACAACACCGGCCTCTTCATAAATCTTGGCTGCAATCGCCTGATCAATGATGTCGAAGTAGGTAGATGAGTGCATAACAAACAGCGCAATACGGCCAAAGCGATCACCATACTTGCGCATACCTTTGGTCAGGGTTTTCTTGCCATCAACTTCAATGTTGGCAGTAACAACCATGTCTGGGTTGGCACCAATGGAAGCGCTCAACGCCTGAATGCCGTACTTGATGAATCCCTCCAGTGAGGCGTCTGCAACATCTACGCCCACAATTTCGGAGAATTCAGACACATCACGGCCACGACGCTTAAATGCCTCTTCAGTGGTCTGGTAAGGGCCATATTTCCACGGAGCTTTCACACCCACTGATTCACCAGCACCAATTTTTTTGCCTGTAACTTTACCGGTAGAGTCAACATCACGGTGTTCGATACTGCCGCCGAGCTGATAAAAAGCACGTTTACGGAAATCACCTTCAATCAAGGCATTATCCAGCACAATCGCGCCATTAGATGAGGCGTTGAACACATCGAGGTTGTCCTGTCGGCGCTCAAGATAGGATGTCTGAGCCAGATCGTTATAGATGATCAAGTCAGAGTTAACGGTTGTGGTCATAAATTATAAATCCTTATTCTTTCGGAAGTTTTAAGAATGCCTGCTGCCCGTTAGCGCGAATAAAATCCGCCTTTTGGGCTGCGGTCATCGTTGATCGCTTGAGTGCGCCGCCATTCGGCTTATGGCCGCCAGCGTTGGTGCCTTCAGCCTGCGGCCAGAGATGGGGAGCAACATCTTTCAGTGATTCGGCCCATTCGTGCGGGGTAAGTGGTGTTTTTCCATCCTTTCCCAGTAGAGCTGAACCCTCTTTATCAACGGCGACGGCCTCACCTTCATCGTTGAGAGTAAATACGCCTTTTGCGCGCAAAATGATGTCGTCAGCAGCTCCCGGTAATGCGCCGGTCTTCAATGCGGCGGAGCGAATGGCATCACCAAGCACCCGATCACTGAATTTTTTGCTGAAACTTTCGGCTTTCTCAGCGCGGTCATTGGCAACTTTGAGTTTTTTATCAACATCAGCCCGTAATCGCTCAGTGCGCTTATCCAGTACCTCATCAATCTTTCCAGCGGCGATCAGCTTGGCTTCTTCGTCGTCAGAGAATCGTTGCAGGATAGTTTTCACTGCGTCCGGGTCGATGCCGTCATAGCGTTTCAGGTTCTCACCTTGCTCTTTGAGCTTGCCGAGTAATTCGCTATTTTTGGTTTTGAGTCCAGTGACAGATTCATTAACCCTGGCATCAATCAATGCCTGAATCTCTGGTGTGATAGTTGCGGCTGGCCCGCCACCACCTTCGCCACCTTCACTAGCCTCGGCATAATATTTACGTGCGATATTTCGGAATAGCATGCTGTCCCCTTGGGATTTATTGCTGGGCCTGGCCCATTAAAAAGCCCCGCACGATGGCGAGGCTCAGATTTTGGATAACTCAGTTTTTTACCGTTGGCGGTAATGGTTAAAGCGTAGTTTTCTACAGGCTTGCATCAGAGAATGCCCGACCGTCAATATCGCGAAGCTGCTGTAACGTCAGCCACTCCCCTTTATCAGTGAAAAATTCATCAGTTCGCATACCGCCATCTTTCATCAGCCTGGCGCGAGTCTCGCCCAGCACCTGAACCTGTCGGCGGTAAGATTGCCGCTGTAGCCACTCGCCGTATGTCGTTCCCGCTGGCACTTGCCCATCCATGCTGGCGCGAGTACCTCCGTCCATTTCGTCGATATCGATCCCCAACTCTCGCCATGATTTGGTGATTAAGGTTTCCATCGAGCGACAGCAGAAATGAATGCGCCCCGGCCCCTGAAGATATGGAACCTTGTGACCAATGGGTTTACCTTTCAGCGTGTATTTGAGGCGGTCACGGATGATGCAATCGTGTGAGGTTTTATTGTCCAGGGTACTGAGCCATTGCTTGGCATCAATGATATTGCTGTTGTTATCAGCAAATTTATCCCGCGCCACGGCAGCCATATGAGTGACGGCCGTTTTCACCACCGCAGTGACATTCTTTCGGCCCGCCTCGATTGCGCCATCTTGATAGTTTTTTGCTCTGGTACCGCGTACCTTCCGCGCCATCTGTTCAACCGTATCGCCAGCCAGATAGCCGTTTTTCACCGTATTGATAATGCGTGTCATCCGATCGGCTTCGATATTCTCAGCCCAGTCTCGCAGCAATCGCCCCTGGAACGGTTGAGCCATTGCAGCGGCGTAAACCTGCTCTTGAGTGATTGATGCTAATGGGAAGTGATTTAAAACTGGCCCCGGCAATAAAGAATCAAACAAACTAAGCTGATAACCTGCCTCATGCTTTGCGAAGTCCAGCAGTTCGTCGGACAGAGAGGCATACATCGCATCAACAGCTTGCTTGTTTACTTCGCGCACACTCGCTAGCAAGCTCTCTAAGCGCTTCACGGTAACACTATTCGGATTGACTTCATCAAGTGCCACCATTAGGCGAGCAGATAGCTCTGCATCGCTCTCATTGAGCACTTTAACCATTTTTCGAGCAACACCAGCACCATAACGGGACTGAAACAGGCTATGTGCTATTGCTTCATCACGTAGCCTTTCGTTAATCGTTGCCATTTAGCCACCTGTCAGGCTGGGACTCTGATTTTTCAATTCGTCCAGAACATCATTGGGGTTAGATTCTGGGTCGATAATATCCAGCTTTTGCATTGCCCGGATCATATCCGCGTCGCGAATTGCACCGCTCTGCCACGCTGCAATAATCGCGGCCAACATTCCTAAGTCTGCAACACGTTGAATAAATTCCTGACTAATGGAATACGCGACCTCTGCGTCCTTATCCCCCATGTATTTCGCACACCAAAGCAGCGCTTGCGTATAGGCCTCTGAAACGTTGGCACAACAGATGCCAAGAACAGAGGTAGATGCAGCCTGGTCACCCGTTGCCTGCGTTGCTGTTTTTACCGCACTGTTCTGCTCAACCAATCGAGCGCCAAGAGAGATCATGTAGTCGCGTTTTGAATCCATTCCCTCTTTGGCAATCATATTGGGCTGTGCCTGGTTAAATCCTGAAGCGCCATCTTTTGGCAGTAATATTGGCGAACGTGAACCAAGAACAACCCCTGCCTTTTGCAGCCAGTCACGCCACTCTTCGGTTAATCCACTGATCCACGGCTGCACCTGTCCACAAAAGAACAGGCTATCTTCATAGTCAGCCGAGTTGCGATAATGACCAAGATTGATTTCAGTCAGTGCCAATAACGGTGATTCATCAATTGATGGATCGTTATTTTGCGCACCAACAAAGGTAAAGGGTATTTCATCCCAGGCACCGCCAAACTGAATCACTGGATAATATTCGCTATCAACGACATATACGCCGCTCTTTTTCGGCCCGACATTACGCCAGACGCGACACACGAACCGACCACCGTCCATCGCCAGCTCACGGTATTGAATGCGATCCTTGAAGCCGTAGCCATCCGGCTCTTCAACACACTCACGCAGCACGACCAAAACCAGTTTATCGCGCCCATTTATCCGCTCAGTTCGCCAGTTGATAATGTCCTCAGCGCGATAATTAAGAATGATGGCCCCTTTCATATCAGCGCTGTAATCGACGTATAACCCCTCTCTGGCAACTTCTAATACGGATTCAAGAACTGACTGCGCCTGTTGATAAATGCTGATACCTGCGCCATTGGCGTTGGTTTTCAGGTATTCCATTTTATCGACGATTGTCACCGTGGGGTCACGACGAAATGCCATCCCAATCAAACCATTTTTGGTATGTCCGGTAATCGCATAGAAAACAGCGCGGCGGAGATAATCATCATTGCGCCGGTTGTTCTCTTCGCTGTTATTGGTTGGGTCTAACTTTGGCAGATATTTATGCCGTCTACGTTTAACCGCATCTGGCCCACGACAAACATCGCGAACCGTTTCCCATAACGGGCTTGCGGCCCCATGCTCCGGCCGGATAAAGGTGATGTCGTTATTAGCCATTAATATGCAGTTCTCATGTTGATACTGAATGCTTCACGTTTAGGACTGTGCAGAACGCGGTAACGAGTAGCGTCCCAGTCATGGTCTTCCTGAGTGGTGTCTACGTCATCAGGATTCTTTGCGTCACGAACTAAAACGGGGACTCGACTTATCCAGCCACGGCAATAATCAAAAACATATAAAGCTGGCTTTTCAGGAATTCCAGATTCTGACTTCTTACCTTCAATGACAGCTTCAAGCATGTCAGCAAAAAGAGAAGCACCGTTGATGCGAGAACCGGGCTTCTTATTCGACTCAAGCCACTTAACGCCCAGCTTATCCATTTTCTGTCCAATAGAGAGTTCATTGTCAGCGGTGTTGTAAATCGCGCTATCGGCTGGCCCCGGAATAACCTTTTTGCAAATACCTGGCATGATATGCATCTGGCCTTTTCCTTTAATTTCTTCCGGCTCTTCGTCCTCTATCCCTGCCAACCTTTTATCTAGCCAGGCAACGCCCTTGGCTACGTTGGTTGATGACATATTCAAGCCCTTATTCAGCTCATCCGGTGGGCAGCCATACCACTCGCCAATCAGGAGCAATGAGCCTGCTGGCGGGCAGAATATTGAGCCGTCTGGCAACGTTGCGTTTGTGCCATCAGCCTGCGCCCACCAAAGGTTAGAAAATGGCTTCGACTCGCCCCAGTCATGAGAGCGGTCAACCGTCCAGCTATCTGGTATCCGAAATGGCTTGATAACATGGATGCTTTCATTCCACAGATGGTCAAACCGTCCACCACTGGTCACATCCCACGAACCCTCAACCCACGCTTTACGCTTGTTTGGGTCTTTGATATTCATCAGTGAGGCAATATAAACTGGGTCGAGATATGGGTTCTCTTTGAACGAACCATGAATAGCCACCCTTGTAAGGGTTATTTCCTCATCCTGCTGAGTCTGCGGGTTTGGCACCATCTGAGTATCACGGATAATTGTTCCGCGCGGCGCTGGCTCAATAAAGCGTTTCTTCACCCATGTATGGCCTATGCCAAACGGATTGGTAGTGTTGAATGTTTCAAGCGGGATATTTGGCAATAACGAGCCGTCAGGTAGCGGGTAATCTTGTGGCCTGAACGATGACCGGCGACAAGAGAACATCGACTCATAGAAGTCTGCGTTAGGTTGCTTTGTCAGCTCATTAAAACCGATAAACGGGAATTCTTGACCGTGATAATCCCAATAGTCGTTTTCTTCTTTACCGAACCGAAATAGCAACTCTTCACCTGTGGGCCAGATCCAACGTAATTCCGATGCTGACGCGAGAAAGCGAGCACCATCACCGAACAGGCGATACATGCGCTTGGACTGGGTAATAATGTCGGCAAGGTTCTTATATTCTGTGTCGAATATGACTCCGCGCCAGAACGTGCCGTAACCCAGTCCAACCTTTCGCCGAAAGCGGGCCAACTGTGCGGCCGTTTTACCTGGGCCGCGAGTCCCTTCGAAAAGGATCTCATCACACGGACAACTCAACGAAAGCGACTGAGAACCAGGTAACGGCTTCCAAACTACGTTGTAGCTCATTTGCCTAATACCTCGCTTTGCTGTTGCTGTGCGGCTGCCTCCCATTCGTCAGCGCTGTTACAGGTCGGGACTGGCATAATGTTGTGAGTTACAGAGCCGGATTGCTCAATTTGTTCTTTGAACGCCAGGACACTGATGTGCTTACCCATTAACTCAAGATTTTTTACCTTATCCGGCCACTTAATTTTCTTGAGGATGTTCTCAATGGTGGTTTCGTCGAAGTTGGTTATCGATGTATTGATATCAAAACCACTGAGTGTTGTGCGCCACACCTTCGGCCATTCAGAGATGGGTTTAATTCCACCGTCATCATTCAGAATATCTAATACATCCATCCGGTCGATTTCAACTAGCCGATTTAAGACATAAGCCGCATTTATGCCAACCAGATCATTGCGTTGAGCTTTCAGTTCGGTAATTCTGTTTTGGATGTCAAGTTTTGACAATAATTGTGCGGCGATGCGGTTTGCAGTCTTTACGCTGTACCCCGCCCGAATAGCCGCTTGTGTAGCGTTTAAATCGATGAGGTACTCGCGACAGAACATTTCTTGTTTGTCGGTGAGTGCCATTTTAAACCCTTAAGAATGAGGTGTTATCGTGGTTAAAGGATACTTAGTTACCAGCCTCGCAGGCCCAACCCATAAATACCTGTGTGATGACTGCATTGGTATTTACGACGTAGAAACCGAAGAAGGTGAAGCCAAAGGCGAATATTGCGAAGATTGCGGTGAGTCCGAGTAAATTTTAAGCTGGCGACCAGTCTTTCTGTCGCCATTTAGAGCATTAATCTATGTAAGTAAGTATCAGTCCATGAAGTTTTTAATCGCTAAAATCAGTGACCTCTATAAGATTCTGTCAAAGGCACTTCATGAGCACCTTTTGCAGAGTTTTATAAATAGCATCCAATAAAAAACCGCCCGGAGGCGGTTTATTGACTTTGACATTGTTAGCTTTGACTTAAAGGGGCTAATTTCTGAATGTCATTTTTTTCGTATACAGCAAGAAGTGTTTCATTCTCACCATACAAAGATACAGAGCCACCTACCTCTTTCAATTCTGCGACTGAATTAATGTATTGAGGATCTGCTTCTGAGAAAAGTTGTACAACATAGTTGGTCGATGACATTTAGGCTTCCTTTTATGAATAAAGATCACACATTATCTCTATGGTAAACAATAGTGAAGGTGATTTTATGTATTATGCCTTGCCATATCCCAATAAATTTCTGGCAAATATTGACTCGATCATACTTACTCAATAATCAGGAGGATAACAGATGGGAATTGAAGAGCTGTTACTGGAAACGCTAATTAAAAATGATGTTTTCCACAATGAAGACAAAAAGGTTTCAGGTATAGCCAAACGGGCTGTAGATCAGGGTTACTCATCCCTTTCTGAAGCTCAGAAGTCGGTAATTAAACCATTCATGAAACATGGATGTGAGGGGTATACCGACCCCAGTGGTCATCACAATGATTGCACCAGAGTTCTTATAGGGGCCGAGTTAAATGAAGCATACGACCACACCTTTGAGCATGGTGGGATTGTTTGTGAAGACTGTAGAGAGCAGAGCGATTACGATGATTATCGTCGTGAAAAAGCCATGAGAGATTAGTATCAAATAGCCTACTTAACTGTGGGCTTTTCTATGAAGATCCGTTGTGAAAGTGGCTCTCAATTTGTCTTTATTATCAACGGGCTCATTTTTGAGCCGGTCATGGCACCCATAGATGAGGGGTCGCGTAAAACTTTTACGTAACCCATAAATCATCAAGTTATCAGGCCGCCAACCGGTGCTGTTCTTCAATGAGCGGAGCCTTGTGGTTTCGCTCAAACATCATGGTTAACTCAGCCTTGCGCTTTTCGAAGTCCCAGCCCATGTTGATGAATACTGTGTCAGCCCGTTGAAGTTCGGTAATGGCTCGGATTTGCTCAGCGGTCAGATAGTCCCGAATCGCCTCAGTCTTTCCGATTTCATTTTCTTTCCTGAACTTCGCTGAAGTTGCACCAAGCACGATGCGGTTTATCAGGTTGGCCTCATTGCTGAAGTGGTAGTGCTCGGCCTCTTTCCCTTCCGCTTCCTTGCTGATCTTGATCGCATTGGTCATCGGCCGGTATTCAACCCTGGCTAAATCGCGTTCTGCTTGAATAGCAGCTTCTCGCTTGGCCTTTTCACGGTAAGCAATAAAACTATCAACCAGACGAACCTGACCATCCCTTGCTTTCTCACCGCCAATGAATGGCATTGCAATCAGGAAACCACGCTCAGTAAGTTCGTAGCATGGCTGCGCTCTGTTCATTTTATCTACGTATGAGGTCTCCTTGAAATCAAGGGCATCTAAATGTTCAGAATCAATCAACGACCGAATGTTTTGCATTACGTTATCGTGACGACGACCAAACTCTATTGCGATTACATCAGTGCTAACTACTGGAGTGCCTTTGATAATTTTAATCAGGTGTTTCATAGCGATTACCTTTTAGAAAGATGAGCCTGTTCACCAGAATGCCGCCCGAGAGAAGGTCGCCACCTTATAGCGGCAATTCTCAGGCTCAGCTTTCTGAAAGACTCTCGTTTGAAATGCGCGGTGAATGCGCGGAGATATTGCAGGTACAAAAAAGGCCCAGTCGTTAAACTGAGCCCTGTTTTTTTGGTTTTAGTGGAAAATATAACTAACTGTTTTATATGTGAAAATTAATACGACTCACAATTGGGAGCAATGTTGCTCCCGTAACGTGAGGGACAAACCATGATTAACATCAAAATTGAAATGAACATTACTGCAGTAGTCGGTATCGCATTATTTTTCTTAAGTAAAAACCACAAAACCATATATCACTTGATTCAATACTTCTTTCCACTCTGATTCGCGGCTGTGCCACTCCTCTCGGCGTTGCTACACCACTTACGGCTTACCCGTCAGCAAGATGTGGATCACCTCTTTAGGGCTGCACAATCTGGTTATCACCTTGTCGGGTTGATTCGATTTGCCGAATACTCGCCTTGTCCGCGTTGCACTGCTCTATCACCGTCAACAAGGTGTCATTCAGTAATAGGCTGTTACCCCAAGTTAATATCTCTGGGATTTCTAGGGGAATACAGTCAGAAAGTAAACTTGCTGGTATCGGTACCTGTGGCACCTGAACGTATTTGATTTGCGTGTTTACGCAGGAGGTCAGCAGCGGTAGCAGGAACAGGCCGAATAGCACACTCATCCCCGCCAATTTCTTTTTTAATCGCAGCAGCTCGTACCTCACCATTATTGCTAATGCGGTTTTTTTCATGCTCGTTGGCCTTGGCGATATCGTTGATGATGTTAATCATGCGTACCTGGTTACTGAGAATGAACCGGGCCTCGTCGCGTTCTTTGGCTATTGCATCAGCCTTGTCGTGCCACTCGTCAGCTTCGTTGTAGAAGTAAAGCGATAAGCCAGCCAGAATGATGAGCAGTAACGCCGGTAGGTAGGTGAGTATGCTCTTTAACCCGCTAGACATAATTCCCTCTCTATCTCGCGTCGGTTCTGTAATCCCTTCCACGGCTTGCCACCGGCATATGTCCAGCGGCGTAACTCATCGCAAGCGCCTTTGATGTCGCCAGTATTGAGCTTTTTAAGCAGGGTGGATTTAGTGAATGCGCTCTGGCCGACGTTATATGTAAATGAGTAGAGCGCGGCTTTCTGATATTTGCTCAGTGGGACTTTTACCGCAGCATCTACAGTACGTTGCACTGGGGCCAGGTCTTTCTGCAATAAAGCGTCGCACTCAGCATCTGAATATTTTTTGTTGGGGATGATGTCTTTACCGGTGTGTCCATCGCATACAGTGAGGACATTCACAACATCGTAGTAAGCCACATACTTGCGGCCCTCTAAGCCATCGTCACCACCAAGCAATACTACGGCGATTGCCAGCGCGGTACCGGCCGACGCACCAATTATCTTATTGCGGAGAGCTGGAAACATTTGACCGCTCCCGTAGTTGATATTCTTTGCGCTTGTAGTACCAGTTCACCCCGAACGTTCCAATGGTGCAGGCAATACCAATAAGAAGCGCCCACTCGTTTAATGACATTGCACCAAGCATCGTGGTTATACCGCCGAACCAGTAGGATGAGCCGCTTGAATATTTGTCCATTCTCATTTGTCTCCCCCTGCCAGTTGGCCTGGGCGTGTATTTGCTGTTTTGGGGATAGCTCGCCGCCGTGATCCATTCAGACACGGAGTTTGTTTGAGGGTGATTGGCGCTGGCGGCGGGCTAAATAAAAAAGGCCCACCGAGGTGAGCCTTAAGATTTTATAGTTGGGATATCATGATACTTAAGTTTTGCGGCCTCATAAGCTTGAGATGCTAACTCAGGGCTTTGATATACGCCTATGCTTATGCTCTTCCCGCCAACTTTTATTCTGGATCTCCAGTTTTTATATTTTCCATCCCAAGAGACACCTCTAAATCCAGATGTATTATTAATCTGAATTTTACGATTTTGCATATTCTGCGAATGTGTAGCCTCGCGTAAATTGCAAATTCTATTATCAGTTCTTATCCCGTTTATATGGTCGATAATACCTTCGGGCCAATGCCCATGTGTCATTAGCCATGCAACCCTGTGACCTTGGTTTGTGGTGTAATTAACAGTGATAGATATATATCCATCAGGGTTAATAGTTCCAGCAATCTTCCCTGCAAATCTCGAATTCCACGACTGTAGCTTCGATCTATTCCCAGATCGCCATTTCCAAGTGAATTCGCCAGTATCCTCATTATATGAAAGATACTGAACAGCTTCTTTGTAAGTTAGGGACTTCTCTTTTTTCATCGCAGTCTCTTTAGTGATATAGCCTGTTCGCGTAGACGTGAGCAGCCCAAGAACGGCGCGATGATGCCACCACTCAATCTCAGGCTATATCACTAAAGGCTCTTGGGATTTTTGGTTTTGCACGCGAATGCAATTAAAAAAGCCCACTCGACGGTGGGCTATGGTAAGTGCTGAATGCAAAAACAGCAGCATATGTGCTAATAGTGGCTCATTGGCTCACTGATGTCAACACGTTCTATGCTACTTTCTTAATTTTACCAACACGTTTACGACTGATGAAGGCATATTGCATTGGTTGGTATAGCATCCACACCGCCGCAGCCAATATTTCATCCACTTCACGGCGGCACGTTATCAGTGACGGTTTTTTCATCCGATCCCCACCTCTCGTTGACATCTTGCGGGGTTTTGCAGTCTCGAAGTAGTACGATGCAATGGCTCGCTTGGACGCCCCATGAGAGTAATAACTTATCAGAATGCCAAGGGCCTTTGTGTCAATGCGCATAACGGAATCTACGACCTGAGAAATCAACATTCCGTCATCATCATTACACATTGGCCTATCTGGATATTTTTGCGGCTCTACTGTCGCCATGTACTGCGCTATAACGCTGCTCATACGCTTCTCTAACCTTCCTGAGTAAACCCATGCGCCCCACAGTTCAAGCCAGCAATTAATCCAGTCATGCTGCTCTTTGGTTAGTTTTAACTGAGTTACATTCACGCGGCCTCCAGGTATCTCTTGCGTAGTTTTTCGTAATGCTTCGCCCGGCGGGTGAATATCGCTTTCACTCGTTGCAGGTATGGGATGTCGAATTTTCTTGGGGCGTTGTCTGTTTCAAGGCGATCAACACGAACGATGCCTATCTTGATAATGAGATTTCTGCGGAAGGGGATCAGGTTGCCGGACATTTCTCTGTTGCAACGAACGCAACCGGAGTGAATATTAAAAACGTTGAACCGAAGATGTGATGCCGTTCCTCTTGAGCGGTAATGACTGGCGTCAACTGCCCCACCCCTTACGCCATAATTTAATGCGTTTCCACATGCGATACAGGGCTTGCCGTAGTCCCTCCAGAAGATGTATCTATTGACTGCTACCTGCGCCTCTTTATTCCAATCGGACGCCGTCTTGAGGCTCTCCTTTCGTTTTTGCCATACCTTGCGGTCTATTGCCTGTTGCTTTGCATCAGCTTCTTGCTTAGCAATGATTCTGGCGCAGGGAATTGAGCAGGCTTTTTGAGTGGATGAGAACGGGGTGAACTTGGTGGGGCAGACTTTGCACTTCTTTAGCTTGGGCGGCTTATTCTTTGGTTTGCCGGTTATCATCGGCTTCCTCCAGCATTTCTCTCGAAGCGTTTTCACGTTCGCATTGGTCGCAGGAATAAACTTCATCAGGCTTCAGTGCGGCGCGGCAGAACGCGCAGACGGAGCGTTGTAGTTCAAGCATTCTTTCTACTCCTGAGTCTTAGCCAGCGCTTAGCTAATAACGGATAGATGGCGTCATATGTGGGTATTTCGCTGGCGGGGATTGGGGGTTTAGGCTTGGTTCGAGAGGTCTTGCGGAATATCAGGTTATCTATGGCTATTTGAGTGCTACTTCGTCGCGTCATCTTCGCCTCCCTCTTATCCCCGCATAAATTACAGAGCAGATGAACGCGCAAATTATTAGCCAGTCAAATTCACTCATGCTGCCACCTTTCCCTTGTCACCGAACCGGTTGGCCCACTCAATTGCAAGCCGTGATTCATCGTTGAACTTAACGCCATGCGTAGCGCCAAAAGCATTGATCAGTTCTATCAGGTCGCGAAGTTCTCCAACGGTCATGCGGCTGGTTGATTGCCCCAGCACCACGTAACCACCTTCAAGCCCTGGCGCTGACCTCTCCCCTTTCAATGATGCGGTGAATATGTGCTTCCAGTCCTCACTACTGAGTTTCTGACCGTGCCATACAACCTGTTTAGCGATATCGCCCAACGTAGCCCAAAGTTTGGCATTTTGATCTAACGTGCGAGTTCGCTCTTGGATTGTGATCAGGAGTGGTTTATCAGGATTAACAGGGAGTTGATTTATAAACTGGAGGGCATTTCGCTTGTACTGATCACCGCATAATACGAAGACCTTTTTATCCATTTTGCTTCTCCGGTGCGGCATACTTGCGCAAATCACTTACGATTTCATCTGCCCACGACTGCCACTCATCAGGCAATCCCCCCAATGAAGATTGGATGTGATTAGCCAAAACAATTAATCGCTCATCAGGGATATCTGGGGAACTCAATTGAGGGATTGTGTAGAGCGGCATAGAGCGGCTAACAGAAGCATTTCCTGTCATAATTGCGTTATAGAAGTTTTTATACCCAAGCGCTTCAGGTGCAACATACCCAACTGGCTCAGCTCTCTTTGCAGCTAACGCGATTCGGGCCAGCGAATTTAGCTCTCCCTGCGTTGGTGGGAAATTATATAAATCTTCTTCGATGGATAACTCTTCCAGTCTCTCTACAGTAAAACCATCTAGTTCTTTCATGAACTTAGCTCCTCAACACGAATAGACATCACACCAGACATTGTTTTCATGCTGATATCCTGTTGCGTCATGCGCATGCAAAGTGGCTTGCCGTATGACTTTTCGATTAGCGCCAGAACGGAACGCCCAAATTCAGCGGCTGCTTCTATGTCACCATTACCGGCCGAAAAAGCTTCACCCTGTACTGTGGTGAACATTTCAGCTCCTGTTGATGAGATTTGAAAATCTATCAGGCCCCGGCTTTTTAGTTCCTCAGCGGCATTCATTACGGCATTGTCGAAATACGAGTCTGTTTTCATTCACTTTCTCCCTTGATTCGAATACCGGCAGTGCGGAGGGCTTCGGCTCGCAACATTCTGTCTTGCTCAATTAATTTTCCTATCAAAGCACAAACAAAAATTAATTTTCGATCATCACTTGATGTTTCATACCTCTGCATCAGGTTAAACTCTGGTCTATCTGCACTTTGCAGCATCCTTTGTATTTCATCTGATAAATAGGGAATATTCATGGGTATCCTCACTCTTGATATAACTTGCCCTCACTGCTTAAGGGAAAAGGCAGTGCTTACGGCATTTGGCCAGGTTTTAAAAGATAGACAGAATTATTGCGTTAGCTTTCTTTGCCGTAGCTGTGGAAATCCAGTCTCGGCTAATGTTGGTTCTCCACATGGCCAAAGCCCGATAGATTTCGTGCGGCAAGGTAGTGATGATTCAATTCCTGGTAGCCAACAATTTATTCTCTTCGATTTTTTCCCAAAAGCTGCGACACATGCTGCACCAGATAATTGCTCTGAAAGAGCGTCAAAGTTTTTCGTAGAAGCAAAAGAAAATCTACAGAGGGGAAATTACGAAACATCAGTAATGCTTTGCAGAAAAGTTATTGATATTGCAACAAGAGAAATTCTTGGTGAAGAATCAAACAAAGAGCAATTATCACAGCGTATATCAATGCTGTACGGAAAGGGAAAAATCACCGAGCAAATGAAAGATTGGGCTCACATAGTCAGAATCGACTCAAATGGCGCAGTTCATTCTGATGAGGCGTTCACTAAAGATGAGGCCGAAGAGGTGATTGGATTTACAGAAGTATTTCTTATCTATTCCTTCACCCTTCCTGAAATGGTCACCGCTAAACAAAATGCCTCACGCGAGTGAAGTATGATCTGTTCTTGACTGGCTATCCATACGGGTTGCTGGTCAAGTCTCAAACGCTTCCCGCGATTTAGTTATGTCCATCATGATTTCCTCGAATTGATTTACAGCAGCACTTCCGCGTCACTGTCACGATCATGCGAGGCGAAATAGATATCCCACTCGCTGTAGTAAATTCCGTTGTACCTTGCACCTGAGCAATCATCGATTTCATCAGTGCCAAAGCACTCTTTGTAAATTGCTTGGAAGGTGTTTTCAGGTAACTTGCTTAGGAATTTAATGCGGAGGGCTTGTTCGTGGCGGTCTTGCTGGTCTGTGAGGTAATGTCCCAAGTCAGTCATGATTTCCTCGTCATGTTCAGCTTGGCGCGTAGTTCGGCAATGTGATCCAGCCCCCTCTCGTTGCTAACCGGGATGTGAAGTTTAGGGATTTGCACCACCGGCGCGGGGATTGGTTCTCCAGCCTCGAAGCGCTTAGACATGTCAGTCAGTTCTTTGCCGCAGCGTTTCCGCAAATCCTGCTCAGATAACCCCTGCACCCGCTGCTGTGAGTAGAGTTTCGTGACCATCCAGTAAGCCGGGTTGCTGGGCCAAGGGAATGCTTCTGCGCTGCTGAACATGTCACGACGTTTGGCATAGTCCATTACCATGTCGTAAAGCTCATCAGCATCAGGCAACCCTGCTACTTTCAATGCGCCTTTCTTGCACCATGCAATGAACTGACCGGGCGACGGCCAGAACGGGGATTCACTGGCTCGGGCATGTTGCATACCAGCGGATAACTGCTCACGACTGCGAATGCCGTTTTCAGCAAAGGCGGCGATCCACTGACGCTTAGCAGCCACTTCATCAGCGGGATTGCGAAACGTGGTTGATACGGCAGCCGGGAATACCTGCTTCAAGTTTTTGAATAGTGCATCCACCATCTTTTCAGCTTCGGGATTCACCATCTTCACGGCTTCTGGCGCAGATCCAACCATGCGAGCCAGGGCAGAACCGTCACGACTATTGATAATGCGAGTTAAGTTGCTCATATGAACTCTTTCTCCCACGCCTCGCGGTCATTCCAGTGAGTCTGGTTGTTGGCAACTTGAGTCTGCTGGCTGATCGGATACTTCGGTTTGAACAGGCCTTGATAGCTGTTGGCTATGCTGGCATCGATTACTGCTGATGGGTCATGCCCCTCGTCAAAACATTCTTTCAGGAGGTTGAACGCTTTGGTAACGGTGAGCATCGACTTGATTGGTTTCTTCGATTGTGACCGGTAGCTAACCCATTCAATCCAGGATTGCTTGCTAAGCCATTCAGGGATTTCTACAGCGAGAGGATCGAACCCTTTAACTTTCCCCTTTGGGGGATTAAGGGGGTTAGTATTTATATTCTTGTTATTACCTTCTTGTTCATGATGCGCGCTTCTATGCTCGCTGATATGCGCGGCACCACCACTCAAAGCCACGCCATTACTGGGTTTGTTATGCTCGCTGATATGCGCGGAGTTATGCGCGGGTGAATCGTCTATTTTTTCGGCATATTCGGCGTAATTTATGATGGTGATTAACGTCCCTTTTCGACGTTCTCCTACCACTGAAATCATTCCCTCTTTCTCGAAAAATGCCAGCATCCTTTCGACTGCATGACGACTTGTTGGAACTCCCTTCCTGTCGCACATCGCAAGCCCTAAATCGTCCGAGGTAACGACCAGTTGACCGGGTTGAAGATTCCATTGGTGGCCTTTGAAATTCGCCGTGAATGGCTTTCTGGCGGCATCCAGTAAAAGGTTATCCCACAGTGTTCGCAGGAAAACGTCTTTGGCCCAAGGTTTCTTCTTGATGCTTCGGTACAACGGGACGTAACCAAGCTTCTGGTTCTCCATCCTGTTGCTCCTGCGCTCACGTTCGGCGCTTAAATCATAGAATTTGGCTGTACTCATTTGGCCTCCATGCGCTCAAACTCAATTACCCAGCACCATGGATTAACTTCAAAGGTGTTATCTGGATAAATTCCATCCCATAAATCACGGAACCACAGCCACGCATCCAGAGGGCCACCAGTAGCTTCACGCTCTGCTGGGTAACCCTCTGCCATAGCATCGCCAGTACTGATTGTTTTAAGCCGCTCAACACGAACGCCAGTGATTAGTAGGTTGATACGTGACGCCCAGCGCGGCATGTGGATTGACGGCGTCCATTTGATTTTTTCAAACCAACCTTCTTCCAAATCATCAGGCCGGTGAGTTGCTCGATAAGCTAACGTCGATTTAGTGCATAGCCCGGTAGCAAATGCCTCACGAACCCATAGCTGATCGCCGATAGCACCCAGCGGACAGGTATACCCTTCATCCTCATCAGCTACGCCAAACACATCCTTTCTTGCTGGTTGTAGATAACCGTCTTTGTCTATCACTCCCGGCGTGTACCAGTGGGCCGTGAAGTCCATAGCCCCCTTAATGTCCTGTGGGTGAAAGTGCTCGGACGGCTGAACTTTCATAATCCGGCGCGTCTGCGTCTTGCGACCACTGAGAATAGCGTTAACCATCTCAGCATTGAAAAGTATCGGGCATTCTTTGCTGGTTGTTGATCCAGTAGTTTCCATATATAATTACCTCTGTAATTGGCTTGCATACCTGATTACCAACGCCCTAACAGTTCGCGCTGTTGGGGCGTTTTCTTTAGAACAGCGCCGGAGTCCTGTTGACTGGCTTCCTAACCTTGGCTTTCTTTGCTTCGGCCTTATCAGCCATTGTTGTGTTCTTGATTGCCCATGCCTTCGCAAGTCGCAAACAGTCATCAAACATCTTTCCCTTTGCACTCGCCTGTGAGCAGCGCCGATAGTGGTCAACTCCAAAATTTGCCCCCCCCCTGGGCTATCGGTAACGAGTACCCAGCAGCCAGAAGCTCTTGCTTGATGTTGTGTTCGATAAATTGGATGTGGTTCACTAGAGCCTCCGTTAAGCGCTAAACCCCACTGATTGGTTGTTATGCTGCGTAAGCAACTCAGCCACCGACTTAGCCAGCCGGTTAAGCTCCTCGTCCTCCACTCCGTATTCCAATATCGCCAGCATCATGCTCACCTGCTGGAAGAAGCCGTGTTTCCACTTGCTTATCCGTGACTCATGTATGCCCATCTGAGCAGCAAACTTCCCCTGCCCCATCATTGCGATTTTGTTCAGTAAAGTGGTCTCAATCTTCATTGCTTTCTTGCTGTTACTTGCACGTTCCATGCGTAATACTTCCTTTGTGGTTTGGTTGTTACGTGACAAAGCTGTGAGCCTGTCACTTTGGTGTTCACCCGCATTGCGGCGGGGTGAGGTCAGTAGTGTTAAAGAGCGGTAGTACTTAACTTGCTTTCAGAAACTCAGCTAGGTCAGTCAGGTCTTGCCCCAACTCGTGTGGTTTAACTTTCCCGCCAGTCGCTTTGACGATTGCTTTTACATAACGAAAGTCGATGCCACCACCGTGGAGCCAGCGCCAGACCGTTGGCTGTTTAACTCCGCAAAGATCTGCGAGTTTTTGCTGGCTCCCTGCGATTTTGACCGCTCGCTCAATAGCCTTATTGGTCATGATTATTCCTTTTAGTATTGTGTTCATGGTGATAATAGCAATGCGTATAAGTTTATGCAATAGCGAAGCGGATTTGACGAGCAATACGCTCGGCTATAGATTCACGAGTATGAAAACTACTCTTGCAGAACGCCTAAATATCGCGATGCAGTTGCGCGGAAATATGACTCAAGGTGCCTTAGCTAAGGCGTCAGGAATTTCTCAGCCAACGATCTGGAGGCTAATCAAAGGTGAGGCCAAAGGGACTAAGAAATTAGTAGATATTGCGAATGCTTTAAACGTAAACGCGGAGTGGTTGGCTAATGGTGTTGGTGAGATGGAAGGCAATAATCCAACGCCAAGAGTTGATAGGATTGATAACAACAGCTACGTCCCAGTTTGGACAGTCGCGGGACAGACGAATGACTCCGTAGTAGCTCCTGATGGAAAGGTAACTCCGTCTTGGAGGGCTTATATCCTTGATAGAAATAGCGGGTGCAGCGAGGCTCCAGCTGGCTCTATCGTTATTGTAGATACATCATTAAAGCCTGGTACCAATGATCTAGTTGTAGCCATAAATGGCGGGTCAGCATCTGTTTACCGGTTCCTTGATGGTGGAAGTAATGGATATCTATCGGTAGATGACTCACGTATCCCACTAGTTGATTTATCTCTGTCCGCAGAGCTGGTAGGCGTAGCAATTTTCATACTTCGTGACCTTAGAAGATAATCATCGACACCCTGATCATTCAGGGTGTACCCCTCGTACTTTCCTGTATTAACCCTTCGTAATATGTGAATCACTATGCTCTCCATCGTATAAACCGAGGAGGCAACCATATGTTACGCCCCTAATCACTGTTCATCTATACAGTATTTTTATACTTTAGCCCAGTCACAAAAAAAATCAACAATATCCGCATTGTTAATTTCCATTCTACGAAACCACCGATATTTCGCTTAGCTATAGGTTTTTTCTAAATAAATACTATTTCAAAACATTAACTTATAGCTAATGCTATTGAATTATTGTTAATACGTATTGCTATTAATAATACGCATTGCTATAGTCATTCCATCGAAACGAAACATCGATGCGGCAGACGGAACTACTCGCCGCGCCAGTCAGGAAGACAGGCTGCTTATTTAACATTGATGGGGTTTGTTCCCGCCGAGATGCGGGGAACCAAAGATTAGTTGGCTTTGGGATGTGGTGGAAGCGTAACGAAACGAGACGCAAGTAATACCACCGATGAGCAGTATAAGTCTGCGCGGCCATACGGCTTACGGATACAAGCAAAGCTGACCATGACAGTACGAGGCTGGAAAGTTAGCCAGCCCACCACATCACCAAAGCCAATCACCGGAGGTAATCATGACAGTCGTATACACCTATGCAGCTTCCGATAACTCACGGAATCGCCGTAAAGAACGCAGAGCAGCACAAAGAGAGGCCAATCAAGTGTTAGTCACCATACCAGTAAGCCGAGTGACGAAGGCCTGTATCAGCGTTCCAGCACGCAGCACAGAGCGGCCAAGCACGGACAATATCTGTTTGCCTGAAGTGGCCGCTTTCGCAGCTGGATACCGTAAATCTGATGTAATTACTGCACGCTAACAGCGTAGGTGCATCACTTTTTGATGTTGTATTTGGTGATACTCCTCTCTCTAATTTTATAGAGACCACTTCTTTTAATTTTTTTTCCGTCTTTACCAAGAACTGTAGCTACCAATGTGCTGCACCGAACTGAGTGCCCCTTGTGTATTACGAGAGTAATCACTTCGGAAGGATCTACCACTTCAATGGTGTTGTCCTTTTTTTCCATACCTGGTGGAACTAGGCGAAAAGCAGTATTACCAGATAATTTGCTGGTGATTTTAACTGGGTACAGCACATCGCCACTTTCATGGATAAGTTCTAATTCTTCGAGATAAACCATGGCTTCCTCCTCAGGTTAGTGGAGGTTAATCTACAAACCGAAGATAGGCTACGCAAGGTTAAATCGTTAGAAAAATAAATATAGCCTGCCAGAGCGAGTATCTATCTGTATATAAAGTATTTTTTAACACCACAGAGGGAAATTGCGACATATTTTATTTTTAGCGCTCGCGTCCGTAAATCAGAGTCATTAACAGCGAGGTAGAAACAAAATTGAAGAGAGAAGCTATTTACTTTTATGCTATAAATTACAATCTATTAATCTAATTTAAGACTGGGTATTTAGATGGATTGGTCGGATGTTTTTTCAAAAATATTGGTTGGAGCGCTATCAGGTTTAGTAGTGGCTTTCTTTACTGCGCGATATGCATTAAACCGGTTTTATCAGGAGAAATGGTGGGATAAGAGACTGGACTTTTTTGTTCAACTTGTAGACTCGTTATATGCCTTAAAAAAAGCAGAAGGTTATTGGTACTCAAAACAACGTCATAATGATATTGGTTATGATGACGGTTTTAGCTCATTAAGTGAGGCCGATGAGGCTTTACTCCAACAATCCTATGATGTTGAGATGGAGTCTCTTCGAAAGATTGGCGACTTATCCCCACTCTTGCTGAATAAAGAATGCCAACGGCTTATTAATTCATATCTTGAGAAACAAGCATCGCTTATTTCTCAGTTTGACAATTCTGAGATTGAAACATTGGAGGCCCATCGAGTTAGTTATGAAGGCACAGTAACGCTATTCGACGAAATTATTGGAGAGGCTCGCCGTGAATTAAAATCAGAGCACTTAGACCTGTGTGAAAAAACCACTAGATTAATCGATAAAATTAAGCAACTCATAACAAAGAAAAATTGACCTTTAGCTTTAACGGCCACCGCAAGGTGGCTTTTCAATACCCCCACTAACTCCCTACTCCCACTACTAAATAACTGACAACCCATCGTCGGCGGCTTTGTCGTGGGGAAAAAATAAGGAGAACGCCATGAAGACAATTCAAAAAGTATCAAAAGAACGCCTTGCTCAAATGCTTCCTGGCGCTCTGCTGAAATTAGGAAACCAAATCGTTACTTTCGACGGTTGTAATACAGAACCTGACTACAAAAACCGCCCTGCTGAATTCGTGCACTACACCGATAGCCAGGGAGTTCAGCGCCGATTTGATATTGGCACTGTTATTCAATCAGCCACAGAGCATCTTGATGCTGAAGCGTGTGATTACTGCGGAAAACTTCGGCTGCCAGAAGATTTAAAAAAAGTATCCATCCAGTTCTACAAGCATTCAGAACTCCACACATTCTGCCATGAGGGGAATTGTGTGGCGCTTTATCAATCCACAGTCGGACGCCCGAGAGCATCCGTAACAGTTAACCGGAGAGCATCATGGGCGAAGTAAATATGTATCTACAAATGCAGCATCGTTATCAGCTAACAGGAAAGGATTTTGAGATTAAGCCATCGAAATGGATTTCACAAAAACTACAGCCCGCGCTGATGTTTTTGCTGATGGCTATCTGCTTTTTCATCTCGGGGGTCGTATGGAGCTAGCCAGTGCCGTAACGCAGCAAACCCACCTCGAAGACTTCATTTTATCACTCTGCATCGACAATCAACTGGAAGCCTCCGACCTTGATCGGATAGCTCAACAACTGGCTCAAATAAACGCCAATGACGATGCCCGAACATCAGGAACCCATCATGATTTTTCGTGTAATTGATACCGAAACAACCAGCTTTGAAGGCAGTGTTCTTGAAATAGCCAGCGTCGATATTGTGGACGGCAAAATTTGTAACCCAATGAGCGACTTTGTGAAGCCCACTGAGGCAATCAGTTTCGAAGCAATGGCAATACATCACATCACCGAAAACATGGTTGCTGATGCCCCTCTTATTGAGCACGTGATTGATAAATACCTTGATGCTGATATCTACGTTGCGCACAACGCAGCCTTTGACCGTGAAAAGCTGCCTCAGATTACCGCGCCGTGGGTTTGCACTCTTAAGTTATCACGCAAGCTATGGCCGGAAGGCGGTCATGGAAATCAGTATCTTCGCTATGCGCATGGATTAAACCCTGATGTGCCGGAAGGACTCCACGCACACAGGGCGCTGTACGACTGCTACGTCACGGCTGAGTTGCTGCTTCACATGAATCGCATAGCGCGATGGACTGTTGCTGAAATGCGGGAAATCACTAAGCGACCCTCCCTACTCCACGCCATGGCGTTCGGTAAACACAAAGGGAAGACTTTTACTGATATCGCCAGTGAAGACCCTGGTTACTTCCGTTGGTGCCTGTCAAACATGGAACTGAACGAAGACCAGGAATACACCATGAAACATGCGATGGGGGCTATCGTCTAATGGGTACTCCAGTGCTGATCCTCGGCGAGTCTGGGACAGGGAAGTCCACCAGCATGCGCAATCTCAATGCCGCCGATTGTTTTTTGGTTAACCCGGAAAACAAGCGGCTCCCCTTCAAATCCAAAGACTGGAAGCCTCGGGATTTTGAAGCCAAAACCGGTAATGTTTTTTTCACAGATATTCCTACGGACATTATCACCGTCATCAACTTCGCCCGGCGCGCAAAAAAGAAAATCGTCATCGTGGATGATTTTCAATATGTGATGGGCAACCAGTTTATGCGGCGTCGCAGTGAAAAGTCTTATGAGAAGTTCACTGAAATTGGCGGCGGCGCGTGGGATGTCATCAGGGCTGCCCAGGCCGCTGAAGATGACCTGATTGTCTACTTCATGGCACACACAGAAGAAACGCAATCCGGCCGGGTAAAAATGAAAACCATCGGCAAAATGCTGGACGAAAAAATTACCGTTGAAGGGATGTTCGGTATAGCTCTTCGCACTGGCGTCATGGATGGACGCTACTACTTCTCAACGCAAACCGATGGCACTGACCCGGTTAAATCCCCTATTGGCCTTTTCAATTCTCAACAAATAGATAACGACCTTAACGCTGTAGATATAGCGATAAGGGACTATTACGAACTTAACGACGGAGCATCAGAATAATGCAACCAATCTTCACCTTTGACCAAGACTCAGCCAAAACCGCTGGCGCTGGCGGCGCATCTGAAACTGGCGCTTATGCAGGCAACATTGCTTCGGCCATTTTCACCAGTGGCCGCGATTCACAATCTGAGGCGATGGAGCTCTGCCTGGAGTCGGATATTGGCAAGATAAATTACCTTCGCATTAACTATAAAGGCCGCGATGGTAGCCCATTAAAGCACGGTTCTGCCCTGATACACGCCATTATGGGGCTGAACAAAATCAAGCAACTGAATGCAGTCGAAGTTCAGGGAGAACAAGAAATCGAGTTGCACTGCCCCGAGCTCGAAGGCAAACCGATTGGTTTTGTCCTTCAGAAAGTTCTGTACACCAAATCTGATGGAGGAGACGGCTACAAATTCGATATCAAACAGGCGTTTAGTTCAACATCCCGTAAGACATTCAAAGAAGCTGTTGATGGCACGCCTGCTGAAGCAGTTGATAAGTTACTGCTCGTTCTAAAAGACAAGGACGAGCGGGAGCAGTCAGGAACACAAACGATGAGTGGACAGCAAACGCAACGTTCTATGCTCGGAAATGGCGCGCAGCCACAATCTCGACTTCAACAAGTTGCTCAGCAACGTCAGCAACAAGCTGCAAAGCAAGTCCCTGATTTTGATGATGATATCCCGTTCTAAACCGCATCCCCGCACCCCGTAATACACAAAATAAGGGGTCACCATGAAATACGATGACAATCACAGGAGTAAGACCAGCAAGGATGCTGTGGAGTACGCCCTCGCCCAATTCGATGGATTAAAAAAAGGAAAGCCAGTTCGCAGGCCAGGATGGCTATATCTCGACGCATTGGATGCAGAAGAGCGAGCTCAGGTATTTGATGGGCAAAAGAGACTCATAGGAAATGAAAAGTAAACGGACTTACTCGCCATGGACGGCAGCCTAATCCCCACCCCATTACCGGCAGTCAATCTGCTGAGGAATAGCTCACATTGCAGAGTACTTGAAGTGAGTAATCCCTCGGCATGGAAGCCTGATGCTATAATCGACGCAAATAAATCTGAAAGGAATCAAAATGCGATTATCTGCCTTATTTTTGATACTTATCCCTTCATTTTCCTACGCCACCCTCAAGGATTTAGATTTGGAGGTTTTGGGTAAGCATCTCACTATTCCATCTTCTTGTATCAAGTCCGTTCAAAATAATGAAAATGAAGAATCGGTTAATAATGGTGTTTATTTAGAGATGGGCCCACCGTGCTCTGAAAAGTTATCGGAACTTACTAAAATGAACATTGGCAAAACGATGACAATCTCATATGGCGGCCAGATAGTGCAAAAAGTAACCATAATTTCTCGATTATCATCTGGATTTATGTTCAACACTAACGGTGGCAACATGATGGTAATTAGGCAAATTATCGCTGATTCAAAGGCTAAGTAATGTCATACAATCTCGCTGATAAACCGCAAGAAGATAAAGACAAGATGGCAGTGGATTTGGCCGCCTGATGCGTTGCATTCAACGAGCGCTACAACATGCCGGTTATCCCTGCTCAGGTGGAAGATAAGCAGCCTAAGTAACGAGGATTTATGGTAGACACAGCAGCAATAAATGAAAAGTTTGGGGTTCGTGAAAACCTTTCCGAAGAGCTTCTTCAGACCCTTTTTGAATTCATGATGGGATTTTATTACGCAGAAAAGAGATTTTTTAGGCTTGGCGCGAGCATCACACAAACGGCTATATACGCATATGAAATGAGACGTTGTGTTGAATCCGACCCGTCAAATTCTGACGGAATATTCACGTATTTTAAACAAAGATATATAGATAGTGAAAATGCAGGTTACAGGCTTAGTGGACTAACGCCAAATAAGCCACGCGATATGGAAAGGATTGCGATTGCCCTTTCGAAAGATAACCCTTCAGAATTAGACATGATTTCTGCAAATCTTATGGTTCTCATTCGTCTAAGACATAATATTTTCCATGCGAATAAGTTTTCTTCTCTAGAGGAAGAACCAGAAGAGCAGCGCAGACTCATTCAGATATCAGTTGATTACCTGTCTGCTTGGCTCAAAGCCATACCTGTATGATATTTACCCACCCCGTCTAGGCCTCGCAAATGCGGGGTTTTTTATTGGGAGTAAATCATGAGCGACTCATTCGAAAAGTGGCTCAACGAGCCTATTGGCCCTAACGGTGAACAACGCCGATACATCCTCAGTATACCCCGTCAACACTTCGCTAAAACCGTATGGACAGATTGCGAGAAAGCAATCAAAGGGAAACGGACTTCATCTAAATAACCTGGAGATTCCCTATGCGAGTAACTATCTCAGCGCCGGACCCCGGCTGCGTTGAATTTGCCACGCGCGCATTAAATGCATTTATCAAAGGCCGAGGAAATGGTGACTTCCCCAATCTGAGCGGCGCAATAAGTAATTCATTCTTTGGTGCTGAATGCACTGAAAGGCCTAACGGTAATTATTCGATTAAGTGCTGGCGCATTCCAAATAAGTTAGCGGAGGCCGCGTAATGGACGATATCAGCGAACTAATTCTTACTGTTGCCCGCGCGCCGGATGATGGCCGTGACCACAAAGACTGCTACCTGTGGGATATGCGAATAAAGCAACGGCTACGAATCGGCGATAAATCAAAGAGACCGGTACCGCGGCAAGTTGTCCCGCCAAATCCAGTTAAAACGGTGAAATCAGTGAAAGCAAAAGTGAGAAAGATATTGGAGGCGGCATGAGTGGATATCAGCTCATCTATTGTGACCCACCCTGGCAATACGGAAACAAGGCCAGCAACGGCGCAGCAGTTAATCACTACCGCACGATGTCACTCACCGATTTAAAACGCCTTCCAGTTTGGTCTCTCGCAGCGCCCGATGCAGTTATCGCCATGTGGTACACCGGCAATTTCAACGACGAAGCAAAGCAACTCGCTGAAGCTTGGGGTTTCCAGGTGCGCACGATGAAGGGTTTCACTTGGGTGAAGCTGAATCAACTGGCAGAGGATCATATCAACAAAGCGCTGGCAGCCGGTGAGGTTAACGACTTTTACGACTTTCTCACCCTACTCAATACCCAATCACGGATGAATGGCGGCAACTACACCAGGGCCAATACGGAGGATGTGCTGATTGCAGTGCGCGGCAATGGCCTTGAACGGCTTAACGCCAGCATCAAACAAGTTGTGTACTCACCACTTGGCGAGCACAGCGAAAAGCCGTGGGAGGTGCGCCACCGGCTGGAATTGTTATACGGGGATGTGAAGCGCATTGAGCTGTTTGCCAGAGCACAAGCCGAGGGCTGGGATAGTTGGGGTAATGAGTGCATCAATAGTCTGGAATTAACCCCTGCCGCTATTCTGGTTGAATCCCAAAACCAGCAGCAAAATATTCCGTTACCGGAAACTGGCAACACCGTCTGGCCGGTCGAGGTCAATTTGTATTTCAGTAAGGTTCCTGGTAGCGCTGAATTACCTGCCGACCTGCAACATAAAATCTTAGGCAATATCAACCGCATGAAATTAGACGGTATTCCGTCTGATGCCATTATTGCCGCCGCCACAACACTCACAGCAGCTATGGGAGCAACAGCGTGAAAGAAATCATCGTAGATAATTTTGCCGGTGGTGGTGGTGCTTCTACCGGGATTGAGCTGGCCACCGGTCGCAGTGTTGATATCGCAATCAATCATGATCCGAATGCTATCGCCATGCACACCACCAATCACCCCGACACCCTGCATTACTGTGAATCGGTATTCGATATTGACCCTGTAGCCGCGACTGCCGGCAGACCTGTTGGCCTGGCATGGTTCAGCCCAGATTGCCGTCATTTCAGTAAGGCGAAGGGCAGTAAGCCAGTTAAAAAAGAAATCCGTGGTTTAGCGTGGGTTGTCGTACGTTGGGCTTTGGCGAAAAAGCCTCGAGTAGTGATGCTGGAAAATGTCGAAGAGTTTAAAACGTGGGGGCCGCTAATTACTGCTGAAGATGGTACGGAACACCCTGATCCTGCTCGCGCTGGTGAGACATTTGCTGCTTTCGTTGGCATGTTGACCACCGGCATTGATGCCGAGCATCCGGCGTTACAGGAGTGCTGTGAGGTTTTAGGGATTGATATCAACTGTGTTGATGTTCAGCGCTTGATCACAGGTCTGGGATACGTTGTGGATCACCGAGAACTTCGGGCCAGTGATTATGGTGCGCCGACCATCAGAAAGCGCTTTTTTATGGTGATGCGTTGTGATGGTTTGCCAGTGACATGGCCGGAGCCGACTCACGGGGATCCTAAGTCGTTGGATGTTCAAAGCGGCCACCGTAAACCGTGGCGCACCGCCGCCGAGTGTATTGATTGGTCAATCCCTTGCCCAAGTATTTTCGAGCGAAAGAAACCACTGGCAGAGAACACACTGAAACGTATTGCGCGTGGCATTCAGCGCTTTGTTATCGATAACCCCACACCGTTTATCGTGAAGTGTAACCATACCAGCAGTAAAACTACCTATGACTGTTTCCGGGGGCAGCCATTAACTGATCCGTTGCAGGCCATTACCAAAACCCCTGGTTTCTCATTAGTTGCTCCAATCATTGCTCGTATCGGTCAAACCGGTTTTGGTGGCGACCGTATGGCATATGAGGCAGAAAAACCACTGACGACAATCACCAGCAAGGCTGAACACCTTCTGGTCGCCCCGATCATTGCCCGTGAGTTTGGCAATAGCGTGGGGCATGTGGTTGATGAGCCAAGCGGTACTATTACGGCAGGCGGCGGTGGCAAGTCTCGGCTTGTTTCTGCATTTCTGGCTAAACACTTCGGCGGCAACTATACCGGCTCAGGCGCTGATCTGAATCAGCCTGTCCACACAGTGACAACGGTCGATCACCATGCGTTGGTGACTTCTAACCTGATAAAGCTGCGCGGCACCTGCAAAGACGGTCAGCAGGTTACCCAGCCAATGCCAACAATCACGGCCGGTGGTCTGCATATTGGTGAGGTTCGTGCTTTCTTACTCAAGTATTACGGCAATGAGAAAGAGGGCGTCAGTCTGAACGATCCGCTGCACACCGTGACTACCAACGACCGCTTCGGCCTGGTCACCGTTGAGGGAATTGATTATCAGATCGTTGATATTGGCATGCGTATGTTGCAACCCCATGAGCTATACGCCGCGCAGGGCTTCCCGAGTTGGTACATCATCGACCGCGATTACACCGGTACTAAATACGCCAAAGATAAGCAGGTAGCCCGCTGTGGTAATGCGGTGCCACCGCCATTTGCGGAAGCGCTGGTGCGGGCCAATCTGCCAGAAATGTGTATCGAGCGTAAAGAGGTGGCCGCATGACACTACCAAAAATATCAGACTTCGCCTGGTTCTGGATATTCCTCATTGGGTACTCGATAGTAGCAGCGCTCTACATCGTTAGTAATGCAGGGTAACCAATGGAATCAACAATAGAGAATGCTATCAGGTCAGTAGCTCGATGTTGTAGGGCGGAAATAATAGAAGCCACGGATGGCAAGCCAATCACAGAACACGACAAGCTCATCACCGAAATCCTCGACCGTCACGCAAAAAAAATCACCACCCTACCCATTGAGATTCAACCGAAAACTTTTCCAGCTAAGCGCTGGTTAAGTTATTACGTCCGTCAGATTGATAAAGAGATAAGAGGCCAAAATGGATAATGTTATTAAATTAGTACCTTCGCGTTGGGTTTCAGAGTCGGTGTTAATGTCCATTTCAGGACTAAAGAAAAACACTATCAAAACGGCCCGTGAAACTTCATGGATGGAAGGGCTAGAGTATAAACACGTTGCTCCTGATGGTCAGCCGTATGACAACAGCATGTGTTTTTATAACCGAGATGAGATTGATAAATGGATAGAGCGGCAACCGGCAGCGATATCACGAAAGAAATCTGCTTAAATACCAGCGCATCTATTACAGAGGGTAATGCGGATGATTAAATATCCAACTGGAGTTGAAAACCACGGGGGCAAATTGCGCCTGTGGTTTATTTATAAAGGGGTGAGAGTCCGTGAGGCTCTCGGGGTCTTCGACACGCCCAAAAACAGAAAAGTCGCAGGAGAATTAAGGGCGTCAATTTGCTTCACAATTAAAACGGGGACTTTCGATTATGCAGTTCAATTTCCTAATTCGCCTAACCTAGCAAAGTTCGGGCAAGCAAGAAAAGACATGACTCTATACGAGCTATCAAACAAATGGCTCTCACTAAAAGAAATGGACTTAACTATTAATGCATTTAGTCGATACAAGTCATTTATATCTGTTACAACAAGCATTATTGGATGTAATAGGCTGGTCTCTTCTATAACTCAAGAGGATATTCTATCCCTAAGGAGGGAGTTGTTAACTGGCTTTCAAATCCTTGGGCATCATCAAACAAATCGCTCAATGAAAAAAGGACGGTCTGTGCCAACTGTTAATGTATATATCTCATGTCTGGGGGCCATGCTTGGCTTTGCTTTCCAGAATGGATACTCAGATAAAAATCCCATGATTGGAGTTTCCCCGCTGAAAAAAGGAAGGCCCGATCCAGACCCGCTGACAAAAAGTGAGTATCAGCGATTTTTATCTGCTTCACCTTCAGAGCAAATGAAAAACATCTGGATTTTAGCAATAAATACAGGAATGAGACACGGCGAGATATGCGCATTAAGTTGGGAAGATATCGACACTAAAAATTGGACTATAACTATCAGAAGGAATATGGCAGTTATTAACCACTTTACCCCTCCAAAAACAGACTCTGGGAATAGAGAGATTAGACTAACATATCCCGCCATTGAAGCATTGAAAAACCAGATGGCGATGACGCGCCTGGGTGAATGTCATGACATCACAGTTAACTTGAGGGAATTTGCCAAGAAACGAGTAGATCAGTGTACTTTCGTGTTCTGTCCAAAGATTTCAGCCAGAAATGGCAATGGTGGTCATTGGTATTCCCCTGGGTCAATTGGAACAGCATGGAATGCCATATTAAAGAAGGCCGGGATTAGGCACAGAAAAGCATACGAATCTCGTCATACATTTGCATGCTGGGCATTAAGTGCGGGGGCCAATCCAAACTTTGTAGCAAATCAAATGGGCCACGCATCCGCACAGATGATTTACAACGTATACGGGAAATGGATGTCAGAGAACAACCTTGATCAGATGGCTATTTTGAACGCTGGTTTTAATGACAATGCCCCACTCATGCCCCAAACAATAGCCATATGA